TTACATACTTTCTAAAATTTTAGTTGTTTTTTTGTCCTCTTCATTAAATTTTTCTTCTAACAAATGAGAATACACGGATGTAGTTATTGCTATATTTTTATGACCTAATCTTTTAGAAATGTAATGTATAGATACACCTTTTGCTAGTAAATAAGAACAATGAGTGTGTCTTAATGCGTGCGATGTAATAATTGGTATATTATTGACTCTACAGGCTGATTTCAAAGCATTATTGATAGCATGAAGGTTAATTATAGATCCGGCTTCTTTGAAAATGTAACCATCATAGCTAATTGCAAATGTACTTATGACGTCCATAATGTGTTTCATATCAGATTTAGCGATACTGATATATCTAGGGGAAGTATCGGTTTTTCGCTCGTCAATAAATATAGTGTTTTTCACTTGGTTGATATGCTCAATCTTTATATTTCTTGCACCACTGACACGACAACCCGTACAAATCATTATGAATAGCGCTAATGATGAACGAGTTCTCTTCTTTCTGACGTGATCTTTTAGTATTTCATATTCAGTTACCGAGATGAATTTTTCTTGTTCTGACTTCGTAGGTTTTCCGGCTTTATAATTAACTTTATAAGCGGGGTTTTTAAAAATAAGTCCATCATATAATGCGTCATCTAAAGCTGACCGAATAGCACCGTTTGTTTTTCTTATAGTTTCTTTTGCGTGTTCTTTTGAATAGTCGTTTATGAATTTCTGATAAACTTGTCTATTTATCTTTGATAACTCCATTTTACCTATTTTATGTTTTTGTATATGTTGTAATGCATTTCTATAATGACGGTAGGTATTTTCTTTAACAACAGGTTGTTTATATGTTTTAATCCAATTTTCGAAGTATTCTGCAAGAGTTATATAGTTATCTATATTAAAACCACTTCTTAACTCATTTAACTTGTCTAGTCCAGCAGAATTAGCTTCACGCTTTGTTCTAAAACCTTTCTTACGGTATCTTTTTCCTTCATACTTAAATTCATATTGCCATTTTTTACCATCGTAACAACGTGTTTTCATGCGTTCCCTCCTCAAAATTGGCAAAAAAATAATAAGGGTAGGCCGGCTACCCATGAAAATTGTATAAAAAAAGACGCCTGTATAAAATACAGACGCCACTTATAGTTATAAGATTACATGGTTAATTACCAAAAATGGTAACGAATATATACGTGTTTTAAAGGATAAACCTTTAATATATTAAAATTATATCATCTTATATCAGGAATCTGCAATATATTATTATTAATTCTATTTATCAGTAACATAATATCCGAAGAATCTATTACTGGATTTTTAATTTTTTGGGGTAAAACTTTTCTTATGCGAAACTTACTAATCGGCTGGAAAGAATTTATGCAAGCGTAACTATTACCTTTTAATTTTTTTACCTTATCAATTGCTGATACTATGTTATTAATGTTTCTGTCAATTTTATTTAATTTATTTTCAATTTCTAAACTATCAGATATAAATTCACTAAAATAATCTTTAGTGATGAATTCTGTGTTGTTTTTTTGGTATTTTTTATCGAAAACTTCTTTTAATATAGCTGAATTATTTTGCGCGCTAATTAAATTTAAAAACAATCTTAAATAATACTCCCATTTCAAATCAAAATTCATCTTTAAATACTTTTTGTTTTCTTTAGAAGATAAGGGAATAACATTTACTATATCTTCCGTATTAGAATCATTTTTATTCATCACTATTGCAAAGTGTGAATTAGAGAATTCTTTATTAACGTTTATACCGAAATCTACAAAAACTATTTCTCCTTGTTTAAACTTTGGATAAAAACCTTTATGGTTTTTTTCACCTTCAAATCTCTTGAGTAAATAGTGAATATCTGAATCTAATTTTTTAAATTTTGGATTTCCAGAAGTTTTTAATTTATTAATGCGTTTTTCTATATTATGCGTCATCATTTCTCCTTTATTCTCGCTCACACTCTCACCACCATTCAACGTCTACACTTGTAGACGTTTTTTGATTAGTAAAATCATAATGAATCTTCTTTGGTTAACTTATCGCCATCTATTTTTTGTGAAATAAATTCCAAGTATTTACGCGCATTATGTGACGATAAATCTTTAGGTAACTCATAAGTGAATGGTTGATTACCACTAGTTAAAACTTCATATACTATAGTTTCTTTTTTTATTTTGCAATTAGTTATTTTCATTATAAACTTCCTTTCAAACACTGCTGAAATAGACGTCTTTTATATTAAAGCGCCACACAGGCGCTGTTAATCACAATTTAGTTCTATCAGTGATTTTAGACTCCATAACTCTTTGATGTGATTCTTTAGCTTCTCGAATCATATCTTTAAATTCTTGACTGTCTATAAAAGCTTTAGCCTCTTCTATTTGCTCTTGAGTAAGCTCTTTACCACCAGTATTGATGTGTAAGTGTTCAATTTCTTTATAAGTACTCATTTTTTCGACTCCTGTTCTTCAAGTTCACTTTTAGTTATAGGTAAACCATTGTTCAATCTATAAGTCAGTTCTTCTTCTGTATAAAAGGGGATTTCAACCATTTCCCACTCTTCAATGTTAATGTCAACTTCTTTAAAATCCATGTTAAACCCTCCTGTGAAATGAATTTTCTATTATTTATAGTAATTACTTATAAAAATACAATCTTTACCTATCTCAAACTTTGTATTCTAAATGTACTCGTAATCCATAGTCTGATTCTTTAGTAACGATTTTCTCTTCTAAATAATCTAAAGTTTTATACTTACCACCATTAATATATGCGTTACAAGAAACGATGTTGTCCATATGATTGACTAATCTTGAAGCATACTCTCTAGGTACATATCCAACGTGAAATTCAGAGTATTCATTTGAAATCATAACTTTTATCGCGTTTTCATCATAAGGATTATCCGGTTCTTTTTGTAAGAATACACCAGGAATAACCTCGTAATCAGAAATTTCATACACCTTGTCTTCATAAAGTAATTCTTCTTTAAGTTCATTTCCTTTCAAATCACTATCTAAGAAAAAGAAATCGTCGTTATTTTTCATTTTCTTGATAAGTTTCTTTAATTCTTTTCTACGACCTTCATAATTTAATCCTACGACGTCGAAAATTTCAACTTTAGTTTGTTCATCATCATTAATAGGTAGACAATCATTCGAGATAATTGTTTCCTTATTCTTAGATAATTGCATATAAGTTTTTAAAATTGAGATGAATCCTGTTAAAGGAGAGTTTGTTACGAAATAAACTGTTAATTTTCTATTATCGTTTAATGTTAAAAAAGCTTGGTTTTTCCAAATAGTAACAACAGTGTTATAATCTATCACCTCTGATAATGAGATTTTGAATATATAATCTTCTTCTTTCCTTATAAAACAAATCTCTTCATGTGAAATGAATATAGAACCCATTCTCCTCTTGTTTTCGTCGAATTTTATGTCGCAACTGTCGCTGATTATTGGTTCAAAGTAACTGTATTGATCTGATAATATTTTTTCATCTTGCTTTCTAGGTTTCATTTTACTACCTCCTATAAAATAACTTTTCCAACTAACCTCACACTTTCGTTATCATAAAAATATAAATCTTTATACTTTTTATTTAAAGAAACCAACGTTAATCTATTATCTTCTACATAAACTTTCTTTACGTAAGCATCTCCATTTATAATAAAGACGCCTATTTGTCCATCTTTGATAGTGTGAGATTTTTCAATGAATATAATTTGTCCGTTTTTAAATAACGGCTCCATTGAGTCTCCATTTACTTTTAAAGCTATATCATGTGCGGGGACATAACCTCTTACGAATTCTTTTGAAATAGGCTCGTTATATAATCTTTCGCCAATACCAGCTGACGCACAACCATATATATCCACTTCGGATTTTTCTTGAATGTAAGAATTGAAATCTACCAGATTATCACTGTCATTATTTTGTTCTTCTAATTGATTAGTCGCATATTTTAGTACATTGCTTTGTCTTGGAGGCGTGAGTTTACTGTATATGGAAGTGATGTCGTTATTTTCAATTTTTCTATTCTTAGAAATATCAAACCCCATAAGCCACGCTTCGTTAACGTTTAAAGCCTTTGCTAGTTCAAAGACTTTGTCTTGTTTCGCTTCATATTTTCCGTTTAAATAATCGCTAATTGAGTTTCTACCAATACCAGTCCTTCTTGATAGCTCTGATTGAGATATCTTCCGTTCAGACATAATTTGCTTTAATCTATCCTTAAAACTGTTCATATTTCTGAACACCTCCTAAGAACATAATACTACGTACAATGACGATTATCAATAATTTTTAACAAATATTGTACAGAAAAATGTATTTTATGTGTTGACTTATTTAAACAAAGGTGTTTTAATTGATTTGTACAGAAAACCGAACAAGAAGGGAGGTGAGTTTATGATATACAATTTCGATTATAGTTTGCTGTACGAAAGAATGGCAGAGTATAGATATAGCCAAAGTTCTTTAGCGAACGCAATCCCTATTTCAAGGACATCTATTAATCACAAGTTGCAAGGAAAAAATTTATTTACACAATGGGAAATAAAACGAATCTGTGAATTATTAGAAATCCCACCAACAAAAGTAGGTAGATATTTTTTTGAACAAAATGTACAGAAACCTGTACAAATGTCGTAACAGGAGGAAACTATGGAACAAATCACATTAACCAAAGAAGAGTTGAAAGAAATTATAGCAAAAGAAGTTAGAGAGGCTATAAATGGCAAGAAACCAATCAGTTCAGGTTCAATTTTCAGTAAAGTAAGAATCAATAATGACGATTTAGAAGAAATCAATAAAAAACTCAATTTCGCAAAAGATTTGTCGCTAGGAAGATTGAGGAAGCTCAATCATCCGATTCCGCTAAAAAAGTATCAGCATGGCTTCGAATCAATTCATCAAAAAGCTTATGTACAAGATGTTCATGACCATATTAGAAAATTAACATTATCAATTTTTGGAGTGACACTTAATTCAGACTTGAGTGAAAGTGAATACAACCTAGCAGCAAAAGTTTATCGAGAAATCAAAAACTATTATTTATACATCTATGAAAAGAGAGTTTCAGAATTAACTATCGATGATTTCGAATAAAGGAGGAACAACAAATGTTACAAAAATTTAGAATTGCGAAAGAAAAAAATAAATTAAAACTCAAATTACTCAAGCATGCTAGTTACTGTTTAGAAAGAAACAACAACCCTGAACTGTTGCGAGCAGTTGCAGAGTTGTTGAAAAAGGTTAGCTAAATTCAACGGTAAGGATTTGCCCTGCCTCCACACTTAGAGTTTGAGATCCAACAAACACATAAGTTTTAGTAGGGTCTAGAAAAAATGTTTCGATTTCCTCTTTTGTAACAGTTTCAATTCCTTCATATCCTGGAAAAACAATTTTCTTTAAATCCGAAACATGTTTTTTTTGAACCATCCTTTAAAGTAACTAGAAGTTTCATACTTATCACCTCCTTAGGTTGATAACAACATTATACACGAAAGGAGCATAAACAATATGCAAGCATTAAAAACAAAATCGAACATCGGCGAAATGTTCAACATACAAGAAAAAGAAAATGGAGAAATCGCAATAAGTGCAAGAGAGTTATATAAAGCTTTGGAAGTTAAAAAGCGTTTTAGCGCTTGGGCAGAAATTAACTTGAAGCATTTCAAAGAAAATAGGGATTTTACAAGTGTACTTACAAGTACGGTTGTTAATAACGGAGCTGTAAGACAACTAGAAGATTATGCTTTAACACTTGATGTAGCTAAACATGTTGCGATGATGTCAGGTACAGAAAAAGGTTTTGATTTTAGAGAGTATTTCATCCAAGTAGAGAAAGCATGGAACAGTCCAGAAATGATTATGCAACGTGCTTTAAAAATTGCTAACAACACAATCAATCAATTAGAAACAAAGATTGAACGTGATAAACCAAAAATTGTATTTGCAGATGCAGTAGCTACTACTAAGACATCAATTTTAGTTGGAGAGTTAGCAAAGATCATTAAACAAAACGGTATAAACATCGGGCAACGCAGATTGTTTGAGTGGTTACGTCAAAACGGATTCCTTGTTAAACGCAAGGGTGTGGATTATAACATGCCTACACAGTATTCAATGGAACGTGAGTTATTCGAAATTAAAGAAACATCAATCACACATTCGGACGGTCACACATCAATTAGTAAGACGCCAAAAGTAACAGGCAAAGGACAACAATACTTTGTTAATAAGTTTTTAGGAGAAAAACAAACATCTTAATAGGAGAACACTATGGAACAAATCACATTAACCAAAGAAGAGTGTGTCGAACAATGCATCAATAAAGACTTAAAACTTTTAGATTATCGAGTTCAACAAATTTTAGAAGGTGTTCTATCAGAAAGTACCACATACGGTGATGCAAGAAATAAATTAGAAACATTGAAAATTATTGCTGAATCTCATTTTAAAACCGAACATGCTTCAGTTATTTACAAATTAGCATTGAAAAAGTTAGACAAAAAAATCAACGCCACTCCAATTAAAGAGTGACGAAAAAGGAGGATTTCAAATGTTTAAGATTTTAAATGATATAAAAACTTCTTTAAAAAACCATCCTTGGGGTTGGAAAGAGCACTTACCTTATTTACTGATGTTAACTCTGTCGCTTGTGGCTCTGATTTTCGGTGTTCTGTCCGCGATTCTATGATAACAGGTTTTATATAGATTCCTTACCTCCTCTCTGTAGGAGATAACAATATTATACACGAAAGGAATGATAGAAATGCCACATGTATTAAACGTAACCGTTCCAATACCTGAAACACACGTGCTTATCACAAAAGATGAATATGAAGAGTTAATAGCTTACTCATTAGACCCTGTATGGAACATGAGCGACTTAAAGAAGAAATTAAAAATTGCATCTGATGAGACTATCAAGGACAGATTACTATTTCATCCTAGATTTGAAAAAGAACTAAGAGCGCAAGGAATTGTGCATTACCCAGATGAGAATTTTAATCGCTGGAGATTTAACGCAAGAAAGATGAATAAATTCGTCGATGAGCATTTCAATGAAATATATAAGGAGAGAATAAAATGAGCAACATTTATAAAAGCTACCTATTAGCAGTATTATGCTTCACAGTCTTGGCAATTGTACTTATGCCGTTTCTATACTTCACCACTGCATGGTCGATTGCGGGATTTGCAAGTATCGCAACATTCATATTTTATAAGGAATACTTTTATGAAGAATAAAAAAACTGTTACTCACGGCAATGAGTAACAGTCTAAACAATTAGAAAATTAATGCATATTCAATATAAAACGAAATAAAGGAAGTGTCAACAATGTACTACAAAATTGGCGATGTATGTCAAAAAGTAATTAATGTAGACGGATTCGATTTTAAATTAGCAGTTAAGAAACAAGATTACAGCATTCTAGTGAATGTCTTAGATTTAGAAGATAGATTTATCGACGGTATAAATATAACAGATGAGAATGATCTATACACAGCATTAGACATATTAAATCAATCTATTTATGAATGGATTGAAGAGAACACAGACGAAAGAGACAGGCTAATTAACTTAGTCATGAGATGGTAGGTATAAGCATGAGAGATACAGAAAGAAATATATTGAATATTTTTAAGACGTTATTCGACGAATATACTTTGTCAAACCAACGAGCATTATTGGAAATTGAACGTAATCATCGCGGATACTTATCGATTAATTTCTTGCACTATCACGACAGTTACAAAACGAACAATAAGCTTGTACAGATACATGAAATCAATCCGGACAGCCACGAACGAATAAAAAATTTAATTATCGAGGTGTTAAGAGGTCACCGAAAGATTAAAAAAGGAGCATGATGATGGATATAAAAATAAATAAGCTAACAATATCAAACTTTGCTGGAATCAAAGAAGAAAGCTTTAACTTTGACGGTAAAGACACAAAAATATACGGCAATAATGCGACTGGCAAGACTACGACTGCAACCGCATTACAATGGCTGCTTTTCGATAAAGGTTTGGACGGATCAACCAAATCATTTAACCCTGTACCTTTAAACGAAAAAAACGAAGAAAATTATGAGTTAATTCCGACTGTTTTCGCAGAATTTGAAATCGACGGAAAAATAACGACTTTCAAAAAAGAGTCACATCCTAAATACACAATAAATCAAAAGACGAATCGCAAGGAATACTCACGAAGTCGAACGAAGAAACAATATATCAATGATGAATCAATAAAAGTAAAGGATTACAAAGCTCGTATTGATGAACTGATTGATGAAGATGTATTCAAGTTAATTACGAACCCTCAAGCATTTAACTTACTAGATTGGAAGAAGCGAAGAAGTTTGTTGTTTGAAATTGCTAAACCAATCAATGATGAGGATGTCATTAAAACAAATGATGATTTTAAAGAATTAAATAATATTCTTGGAGATCATGAAATTGAAACAAAGAAAAAGATTCTTACGGACAAGATAAAACAGATTAACAAAGATATCAAAGATATTCCGATACGTATTAACCAAACACAACAAAATAAGCAGGATGTACCGGAATTCGATAATGATAGATACGCAATTATCAAACAAGAAATTGAGCAACTTGAAAATGAGCGTATAGATATTCAAAACGGTAAGGAAGAAATTAATTTGCGTAATCAATTAGCTGATAAACAATCAGAATTGAAACGCATAGAAGACAATAACAGTGCAAGTAATGAGAACAAAATACATGCTTTAACAAATGAGTTACACGTTGAAAATGGAACGGTTGCGAACCTTAAAACGAGATTAAAGCAAAACAAACAACAAATCACGCATGAAGAAAATAGACGTAATCAATTATTGGAAAATCACAAAGGACTAAAAAGTGATTTAGAAAAATCTAAAAATCAAAAATTTGAACATCTTGATGACAATGTATGTAGTTGTTGTGGTCAACAGTTACCAACTGAACAAGTGAATGAGGCAAGAGAAAAAGCTTTACAGAAATTCAATGTAAAAAAATCGAAAGAATTAGAAACAATACAAACATCTATCAATCACATTATTTCAGAAGGCAAGAAAATAAAGCCAATCATCGAGAAGTTAGAGGATGACAACAATAATCTACAAATTAAAATCAACGAAGCAGAAGAGCGTTCAGCAAGAATACAAAACAAAATTAATAAGTTGAAAACGACTCATGTTGACGTTACACAAACTGACGAATACAAAGCAGTAATGTTAGAGATAAACGAGATTAATCAAAAACGCTCGAACATTAGGAAAACTATTCAAGATAACGTTTCAGGAATAGATGACAAAATAAGCGAACTTACTCAAGAAAAATCAGAAATTGAAGTGTCAAGATCAATCGAAAAATCAAATAAACATCTAGATGATGTTATTTCTGAATTAAGAAATGAAGAAGATAGATTATTGGATGAAAAAGAAAAGTATTCACATGACCTTTATATCTTAAAAGAATTTACAACAACAAAAGTCAAAATGCTTACTGAAAATATCAATAATGAATTTGAGATTGCTGAATTTAAGTTATTCAATACCTTAGTTAACGGCGAATTAGAAGAAACATGTTCCACAACGGTTAACGGCGTCGAATACGACAGCGGTTTAAATAACGCCTCAAGAATTAATGTTGGCTTAGATATCATCAATACACTGTCAAAACATTTTAAAGTTACAGCGCCAATATTTATTGATAATGCTGAATCAGTAACAGAGCTTATCAAAACAGAATCACAACAAATTCAATTGATAGTAAATGAACAAGATAAAAAATTAAGAATGGAGACTATATAAAATGACTGAAAATAATAAATTACAAACTATTGAACAACAATTAGTACAAGAAAAGAACGTATCTGACAACGTATTAAACAAAGTGAGAGTTTTAGAGTCACAAGGCAATTTGGAATTGCCAAATGATTATTCACCAAGTAATGCCATGAAACAAGCATGGTTACAAATCAGCCAAGATAACAAATTAATGAGTTGTAACGATACAAGCAAAGCAAATGCCTTATTAGACATGGTAACGCAAGGTTTAAATCCAGCTAAAAATCAATGCTACTTTATTCCTTACGGCAACAAAATGCAGTTACAACGTAGCTATCACGGTAATGTAATGATGTTAAAACGTGATGCAGGTGCTCAAGATGTTGTTGCTCAAGTGATTTATAAAGGCGATACATTCAAGCAAGAAATGGGAGAAACAGGACGTATCAAAGCGATTAAACACGAACAAGACTTCTTTAACATCGACAAAGAAAACATTATCGGTGCGTACTGCACAATCGTATTTAATGATGGACGAGATAACTATATTGAAGTCATGACTATTGAACAAATTAAACAAGCATGGATGCAGTCATCAATGATTAAAGATGAAAAAGCATTACAAAATTCTAAAACACATAATAATTTCAAAGAAGAAATGGCTAAAAAAACAGTTATCAATAGAGCTGCTAAACGTTATATCAACACATCAACAGATAGCAATCTTTTCAAATACGCACAAGAATCCGAACAACGTCAACGCAAAGAAGTGTTAGACGCAGAAGTTGAAGAAAATGCAAATCAAGAACAATTGGACTTTGAACAACCAGTTCTTGAAGAAGCACAATACACAGAATTAGAAAATGATAAGCCTATTGATGTATCTGACTTTGAAGAAATAAAAGAACCTGCAACAGAAAAAGAAAGCGAAGAAGAGCCATTTTAATTGAAACAATAGCAACTGGTTCAAGTGGTAACTGCTACGTCTTAAATGATGGACGTACTACGTTACTACTTGAGGCAGGTATAAAATTTGAACGTGTTCAAAAGCATTTCAAATATAAAACAAGACATATAGCAGGGTGTCTTATCACACACGAACATGGTGATCATGCAAAGTACACAAAGCAGTTTGTCGACAATGGTGTAATCAGCTATATGACTGCTGGAACACAACAAGCTATGAATTTTGAAAGTCATCGCTTATGCACGATTAAGGCAAAGCAAGAGCTGCGAATAGGTACATGGTCAATTCTACCGTTTGACATCGAACATGATGCTAACGAGCCTGTGGCTTTCTTATTACAAAGCACACTAGGTTATAAGGTTCTGTATGTTACTGATACAAAGTATTTGAAATACAAATTTAATGGCATTACGCACATGATGCTAGAAGTTAATTATATCTATGAACAAATGCAAGAAAACATAAAAAACGGCAGTGTGCACAGCACATTAGCAAACAGAATTATGGAGTCTCATTTTAGCTTAGAACATGCTATCGGAATGTTAAAAGCAAATGATTTAACTAGACTCGAAGAAATACATTTAATTCATTTAAGTAGTCAAAATTCAAATGCAAAATACATTAAAAGTGAAATACAAAAAGTGACGGGCGCGCCCGTTTATGTTGGAGGTTTATAAATGCTAAACAGAACAATATTAGTTGGTCGTTTAACTAGAGACCCAGAATTAAGAACCACTCAAAGTGGTGTAAATGTAGCATCATTCACATTAGCAGTTAACCGCACATTTACGAATGCACAAGGAGAGCGCGAGGCAGACTTTATTAATATCATCGTATTTAAAAAACAAGCAGAGAACGTTAATAAATACCTATCTAAAGGATCGTTGACGGGCGTAGATGGTAGGTTACAAACGCGGAATTATGAAAATAAGGAAGGTCAACGTGTATATGTTACGGAAGTTATTGCTGATAGTATTCAATTTTTAGAACCGAAAAACTCAAATGACACTCAACAAGATTTATACCAACAACAAGTACAACAAACACGTGGACAATCGCAATATTCAAATAACAAACCAGTAAAAGATAATCCGTTTGCGAATGCAAATGTTCCGATTGAAATAGATGACAATGATTTACCATTCTAATTTAACCGGTTTGAAAGTGAGGTGTGTATATGACTGGTTGGATAAAACTTCATAGAAAACTATTAGATTCGCCTATTTTTCAGAACGAAAAGTTATTCAAAGTATTTGCATATTGTCTTATGAAAGCTAGTCATAAGGATCATACACAGCTTGTTGGCAGGCGGGTTGTCGAATTAGAAAAAGGTCAATTTGTGTTCGGGAGAAAGCGAGCAAGCGAAGAGTTACGTCTCAAAGAATCCACAGTAAGAGACTACATAAAGCTTTTAGAAAATCTTGGAACTATCGTCGTAAAGTCCGACAACAAATTTTCTGTTATAACCGTTGTCAATTGGGCGATTTATCAAAGTATGGAAGAAAATTCCGACAGCAAAAACGACAACAAATCAACAACAAATGGACAACAAATCAACAACAAATCAACAACAAATGGACAACAAATCAACACAAACAAGAATGTAAAGAATGGGGATAATGTAAAGAATGATGAGAATGAGAAGAAGAAGGCAGCTGCCTTCGACTTCTTCCAAGATAACGGATTCGGTTTCATAACTCCTTACAATTTAGACGATTTAAATTATTATCTTGATTCATTTGAAAATGATTCAGATGAAATAGTTACCGCATCACTTAAAATCGCTAAAGACAGAAACAAGGTTACTTGGGGATATGCTAAAAGCATTTTGAATACATGGCTTAATGCAAACTTGAAATCTATTGAACAAGTACGTGCATTTGAAAAGCAACAACTTGAAAGCAAAAAACAAAATTATAAACCTTTCGTTAAACAATCAAAAGAAAAAACACCCAAATGGCTCACAGACAGCACGAGAGAAACGAAAACGCCGGAAGTAGATGAAAACCTTGAGAAAGACAGAGAAGCTTTTATTAAGCGTCTAAATAGCAAATGGGAGTGATTGAAAATGGATGCATTTGATAAATACTATCTATTTGATCATGACGGCAACAAAATGTTTTCAGTTACACCACATTTTAAAGATGGTCGGCATTTAGTTGTTGGAATAAAAGAAACAAAATTTAATGGTCGTCGTTGGTATTTAGACGATTATGAATTAAATACACTTATTGATAATGAACAAATGGAGTTAGGACACCAAACAAGCTTATTTGAATATATATGAGGGATTACATGGAGATAGAAATTAAATTTAATGAAGTGTTTAATGCGCCGATGGGGTCGCCTCGTCCACGCTTTCGTAAAACAGGTAGATTTGTTCAAACTTACATGCCAACGTCTTACACAAAGCATAAAGCGTATATACAAGGGCAAATGCCTAAGTTAAATCTAGAGCGCGCACTAAAAATCGAATTAGACTTTTACTTTCCATTGCTTAAATCGTGGTCGAAGAAAAAGAAAAGCGAAATGGTTGGGCAGTATAAAGTGACTAAGCCGGATATCGACAACTTAATTAAAACGGTATTAGATGCTTGTAATGGCCATGTATGGAAAGACGATAACCAAATTACAGAAATAACTAGCTCAAAGCGTTATGGAATTGAGCCCAAAATAATCATACGAATAGAAGAAATATAAGAGGTGGATAAAATGGCGAGAAAAGCAAGAATTGTAACAATAAACGATAAACCTTATAGGTTCAGTAAATTTGAAATGGAATTAATAGAAAGTCACGGTATAACCGCTGGAATGGTTTCTAAGAGAGTAAAAGACGGTTGGGAACTACATGAAGCAATGGACGCACCAGAAGGTACGCGTTTAAGCGAGTACAGAGAAAAGAAAACAATAGAAAGACTGGAACAAGCTAGACTCGAACGCAAATTGGAAAGAAAGCAAAAGAAAGAGGCTGAGCTAAGAAGAAAGAAGCCACATTTGTTTAATGTACCACAGAAACATCCAAGAGGACGTTATGCGTGCTACCTGATGGAAAACGACATATTCGTGAAAGTTAAGAAGTAGATCATGACAGATAACGCACGCAAAGAATACCTAAATCAATTCTTTGGATCTAAGAGATATCTGTATCAGGATAACGAACGAGTGGCACATATTCATGTAGTAAACGGCACTTATTACTTTCATGGGCATATCGTACCAGGTTGGCAAGGCGTGAAAAAGACATTTGATACAGCAGAAGAGCTCGAAACATATATAAAGCAACATGGTTTGGAATACGAGGAACAGAAGCAACTAACTTTATTTTAGAGGAGATGGAAATGATGAATGCTGAAAAGCATATGCAAATGATGCAAATGTTACAAAATTGTGTGATTGATAAGTATGTATCACACGACGAATACGAAGAGTTAATTGCCATAGATAAGCATGGTAATAAAATGTTTATTAAATTTTATCCGAATACGGAGGATGACACTAATGAATAATCGCGAACAAATTGAACAATCAGTTATAAGTGCTAGTGCGTATAACGGTAATGACACAGAGGGATTACTAAAAGAGATTGAGGACGTTTATAAGAAAGCGCAAGCGTTTGATGAAATACTTGAGGGAATGACAAATGCTATTCAACATTCAGTTAAAGAAGGTGTTGAACTTGATGAAGCAGTAGGGATTATGGCAGGTCAAGTTGTCTATAAATATGAGGAGGAACAGGAAAATGAGCATTAGTGTAGGAGACAAGGTTTTTAATCCAGAAACAAATTCAACTTTAGAAATTGTACAACTTGTTGGCGATATTAGAGACACGCATTACAAGTTATCTGACGGATCTATTATTAGTCTTATAGACTTTGTTGTTAAACCAATTCATTTAATCAAGGAGGAGCAGGAAAATGACTAACACATTACAAGTAAGGCTATTATCAGAAAATGCTAGAATGCCCGAACGAAATCATAAGACGGATGCAGGTTATGACATATTCTCAGCTGAAACTGTCGTACTTGAGCCACAAGAAAAGGCAGTGATTAAAACAGATGTAGCTGTAAGCATACCAGAGGGCTATGTCGGGCTATTAACTAGCCGTCGTGGTGTAAGTAGTAAAACACATTTAGTGATTGAAACAGGCAAGATAGACGCCGGATATCACGGCAATTTAGGGATTAATATTAAGAATGATGAAGAACGTGATGGAATACCCTTTTTATATGATGATATAGACGCTGAATTAGAAGATGGATTAATAAGCATTTTAGATATAAAAGGTAACTATGTACAAGATGGAAGAGGCATAAGAAGAATTTACCAAATCAACAAAGGCGACAAACTAGCACAACTGGTTATCGTGCCTATATGGACACCTGAACTAAAGCAAGTGGAGGAATTCGAGAGTGTTTCAGAACGTGGAGCAAAAGGCTTCGGAAGTAGCGGAGTGTAAAGACATCTTAGATCGAGTCAAGGAGGTTTTGGGGAAGTGACACAATACTTAGTCACAACATTCAAAGATTCAACAGGACGTAAACATACACACATAACTAAAGCTAAGAGTAATCAAAGGTTTACAGTTGTTGAGGCAGAGAGTAAAGAAGAAGCGAAAGAGAAGTACGAGAAACAAGTTAAAAGGGATGCAGTTATTAAAGTGGGTCAGTTGTTTGAAAATATAAGGGAGTGTGGGAAATGATTAAAAAACTTAAAAATATGGATGGGTTCGACATCTTTATTGTTGGAATACTGTCATTATTCGGTATAACCGCATTGCTACTTGTTGTCGCATTGCCTATCTATACAGTGGCTAGTTACCAAAACAAAGAAGTACATCAAGGGACAATTACAGATAAATATAACAAAAGACAAGATAAAGAGGACAAATTCTATATTGTATTAGATGATAAACAAGTCATCGAAAACTCAGACTTATTCTTCAAAGGAAAGTTTGATAGCGCAGACATACAAGCTAGGTTAAAAGTAGGTGATAAAGTAAAAGTTAAGACGATTGGATATAGAATACACTTTTTAAATTTATATCCGGTCTTATACGAAGTAAAGAAGGTAGATAAAAAATGATTAAGCAAATACTAAGATTATTATTCTTACTAGCGATGTATGAGTTAGGTAAGTATGTAACTGAGCAAGTATATATTATGATGACGGCTAATGATGATGTAGAGGCGCCGAGTGATTACGTCTTTCGAGCGGAGGTAAGTGAGTGATGTGGATTACTATGACTATTGTATTTGCTATATTGCTATTAGTTTGTATCAGTATTAATAGTGATCGTGCAAGGGAGATACAAGCGCTCAGATATATGAATGATTATCTACTTGATGAAGTAGTTAAAACTAAAGGATACAACGGGTTAAAAGAATACAGGATTGAATTAAAGCGAATGAATAACGATATTAAAAAGTAATTTATATTATCGGAGGTATTGCATTGAATGATAAAGATTGAGAAACACGATATCAAAAAGCTTGAAGAATACATTCAGCACATCGATAACTATCGAAGAGAGTTGAAGATGCGAGAATATGAATTACTTGAAAGTCATGAACCAGATAATGCGGGAGCTGGCAAAAGTAATTTGCCGGGTAACCCGATTGAACGATGTGCAATAAAGAAGTTTAGTGATAACAGGTACAATACATTAAGAAATATAGTTAACGGTGTAGATAGATTGATAGATGAAAGTGATGAGGATACGCTTGAGTTATTAAGGTTTAGATATTGGGATTGTCCTATTGGTTGTTATGAATGGGAAGATATAGCACATTACTTTGGTACAAGTAAGACAAGTATATTACGTAGAAGGAATGCACTGATCGATAAGTTAGCAAAGTATATTGGTTATGTGTAGCGGACTTTTACCCTATGTAAGTCCGCATTAAAACAGTTTATTATGTTAGTATCAGATTAATATTTAAAGTTATTAAATGCTAATACGACGCATGAACAAGAGGCGCATCACTATGTGATGTGTCTTTTTATTTATGAGGTATGAACATGTTCAAACTAATAGTAAATACATTACTACACATCAAGTATAGATGCGTCTTGATACTACTTAAGTTATATAAGGTGAAACATTATGATGACTAAAGACGAACGCATACGATTCTATAAGTCTAAAGAATGGCAAACAACAAGAAAAAGAGTGCTAGAAAGAGATAATTATGAATGTCAACAATGTAAGAGAGACGGCAAGTTAACGACATATGACAAAAGCAAGCGTAAGTCGTTGGATGTAGATCATATATTATCGCTAGAACATCATCCGGAGTTTGCTCATGACTTAAACAATTTAGAAACACTGTGTATTAAATGTCACAACAAAAAAGAAAAGAGATTTATAAAAAAAGAAAATAAATGGAAAGATGAAAAATGGTAAATACCCCCGGGTCAAAAAAATCAAAAGAGATCAAAACGCTTGGGGAACGGTTAGGGAGTAAACTTCGCGATAATTTTAAAAATCCATGTACAACCCCCCCTCTTATAACCATTTTAAGGCAGGTGATGAAATGGAGATTATAGTTGATGAAAACTTAGTGCTTAAAGAAAAAGAAAGGCTGCAAGTATTATATAAAGACATACCTAGCAATAAATTAAAAGTAGTTGATGGTCTAATTATTCAAGCAGCAAGGCTACGTGTAATGCTTGATTACATGTGGGAAGACATAAAAGAAAAAGGTGACTATGATTTATTTACTCAATCTGAAAAGGCGCCACCATATGAAAGGGAAAGACCAGTAGCCAAACTATTTAATGCTAGAGATGCTGCATATCAAAAAATAATCAAACAATTATCGGATTTATTGCCCGAAGAGAAAGAAGACACAGAAACGCCATCTGATGATTACCTATGATTAGTAATAAATACGTTGATGAATATATAAATTTGTGGAAACAAGGAAAGATAATTTTAAATAAAGAAAGAATTGATCTCTTTAATTATCTACAAAAACATATATATTCACGAGATGATGTATATTTTGATGAACAGAAAATCGAGGATTGTATCAAATTTATTGAAAAATGGTATTTTCCAACATTACCATTTCAAAGGTTTATCATAGCTAATATATTTCTTATAGATAAAAATACAGATGAAGCTTTCTTTACAGAATTTGCTATTTTCATGGGACGTGGAGGCGGGAAAAACGGTCTAATAAGTGCTATTAGTGATTTTCTTTCTACGCCCTTACACGGAGTTAAAGAATATCACATCTCCATTGTTGCTAATAGTGAAGATCAAGCAAAAACATCGTTTGATGAAATCAGAACCGTTTTAATGGATAACAAACGAAATAAGACGGGTAAAACGCCAAAAGCTCCTTATGAAGTTAGTAAAGCAAAAATAATAAACCGTGCAACTAAATCGGTTATTCGATATAACACATCAAACACAAAAACCAAAGACGGTGGACGTGAGGGGTGTGTTATTTTTGATGAAATTCATTATTTCTTTGGTCCTGAAATGGTAAACGTCAAACGTGGTGGATTAGGTAAAAAGAAAAATAGAAGAACGTTTTATATAAGTACTGATGGTTTTGTTAGAGAGGGTTATATCGATGCAATGAAGCACAAAATTGCAAGTGTATTAAGTGGCAAGGTTAAAAATAGTAGATTGTTTGCTTTTTATTGTAAGTTAGACGATCCAAAAGAAGTTGATGACAGACAGACGTGGGAAAAGGCGAACCCAATGTTACATAAACCGTTATCAGAATACGCTAAAACACTGCTAAGCACGATTGAAGAAGAATATAACGATTTACCATTCAACCGTTCAAATAAGCCCGAATTCATGACTAAGCGAATGAATTTGCCTGAAGTTGACCTTGAAAAAGTAATAGCACCATGGAAAGAAATACTAGCGACTAATAGAGAGATACCAAATTTAGATAATCAAATGTGTATTGGTGGTTTAGACTTTGCAAACATTCGAGATTTTGCAAGTGTAGGGCTATTATTCCGAAAAAACGATGATTACATTTGGTTAGGACATTCGTTTGTAAGACAAGGGTTTTTGGATGATGTCAAATTAGAACCTCCTATTAAAGAATGGGAAAAAATGGGATTATTGACCATTGTCGATGATGATGTCATTGAAATTGAATATATAGTTGATTGGTTTTTAAAGGCTAGAGAAAAATATGGGCTTGAAAAAGTCATAGCTGATAATTATAGAACTGATATTGTAAGACGTGCGTTTGAGGATGCTGGCATAAAACTTGAAGTACTTAGAAATCCAAAAGCAATACATGGATTACTTGCGCCACGTATCGATACAATGTTTGCGAAACATAACGTAATATATGGAGACAATCCTTTGATGCGTTGGTTTACTAATAATGTTGCTGTAAAAATCAAGCCGGATGGAAATAAAGAGTATATCAAAAAAGATGAAGTCAGACGTAAAACGGATGGATTTATGGCATTTGTTCATGCGTTATATAGAGCAGACGATATAGTAGACAAAGACATGTCTAAAGCGCTTGATGCATTAATGAGTATAGATTTCTAATAGAGGAGGTGAGACATGAGTATTCTAGAAAAGATATTTAAAACTAGGAAAGATATATCATATATGCTTGATTTAGATATGATAGAAGATCTATCACAACAAGCGTATGTGAAACGTTTAGCGATTGATAGTTGTATTGAATTTGTTGCGCGTGCTGTCGCTCAAAGTCATTTTAAAGTATTGGAAGGTAATAGAATTCAAAAGAATGATGTTTACTACAAGTTAAATATAAAACCAAATACTGACTTATCAAGCGATAGTTTTTGGCAACAAGTTATATATAAACTAATTTATGATAACGAGGTTTTAATCGTAGTAAGTGACAGCAAAGAATTACTTATCGCAGATAGCTTTTACAGAGAAGAGTACGCTTTGTATGATGATATATTCAAAGATGTAACGGTTAAAGATTATACTTATCAACGTACTTTCACAATGCAAGAGGTCATATATTTAAAGTACAACAACAATAAAGTGACACACTTTGTAGAAAGTCTATTCGAAGATTACGGGAAAATATTCGGAAGAATGATAGGTGCACAATTAAAAAACTATCAAATAAGAGGGATTTTGAAATCTGCCTCTAGCGCATATGACGAAAAGAATATAGAAAAATTACAAGCGTTCACAAATAAATTATTCAATACTTTTAATAAAAATCAACTAGCAATCGCGCCTTTGATAGAAGGTTTTGATTATGAGGAATTATCTAATGGTGGTAAGAATAGTAACATGCCTTTTTCTGAATTGAGTGAGCTAATGAGAGATGCAATAAAAAATGTTGCGTTGATGATTGGTATACCTCCAGGTTTGATTTACGGAGAAACAGCTGATTTGGAAAAAAACACGCTTGTATTTGAGAAGTTCTGTTTAACACCTTTATTAAAAAAGATTCAGAACGAATTAAACGCGAAACTCATAACACAAAGCATGTATTTGAAAGATACAAGAATAGAAATTGTCGGTGTGAATAAAAAAGACCCACTTCAATATGCTGAAGCAATTGACAAACTTGTAAGTTCTGGTTCATTTACAAGGAATGAGGTGCGGATTATGTTAGGTGAAGAACCATCAGACAATCCTGAATTAGACGAATACCTGATTACTAAAAACTACGAAAAAGCTAACAGTGGTGAAAATGATGAAAAAGAAAAAGATGAAAACACTTTGAAAGGTGGTGATGAAGATGAAAGCGGAGATTAAAGGCGTCATCGTTTCCAACGAAGATAAATGGGTTTACGAAATGCTTGGTATGGATTCGACTTGTCCTAAAGATGTTTTAACACAACTAGAATTTAGTGATGAAGATGTTGATATTATAATTAACTCAAATGGTGGTAACCTAGTAGCTGGTAGTGAAATATATACACATTTAAGAGCTCATAAAGGCAAAGTGAATGTTCGTATCACAGCAATAGCAGCAAGTGCGGCATCGCTTATCGCAATGGCTGGTGACCACATCGAAATGAGTCCGGTTGCTAGAATGATGATTCACAATCCTTCAAGTATTGCGCAAGGAGAAGTGAAAGATCTAAATCATGCTGCAGAAACATTAGAACATGTTGGTCAAATAATGGCTGAGGCATATGCGGTTAGAGCTGGTAAAAACAAACAAGAACTTATAGAAATGATGGCTAGGGAAACGTGGCTAAATGCTGATGAAGCCATTGAACAAGGTTTTGCGGATAGTAAAATGTTTGAAAACGACAATATGCAAATTGTAGCAAGCAATACACAAGTGTTATCGAAAGATGTATTAAATCGTGTAACAGCTTTGGTAAGTAAAACGCCAGAGGTTAACATTGATATTGACGCAATAGCAAATAAAGTAATTGAAAAAATAAATATGAAAGAAAAGGAATCAGAAATCGATGTTGCAGATAGTAAATTATCAGCAAATGGATTTTCAAGATTCCTTTTTTAATACAAAAATAGGAGGTCATAAAATGACTATAAATTTATCGGAAACATTCGCAAATGCGAAAAACGAATTTATTAATGCAGTAAACAACGGTGAACCGCAAGAAAGACAAAATGAATTGTACGGTGACATGATTAACCAACTATTTGAAGAAACTAAATTACAAGCAAAAGCAGAAGCTGAAAGAGTTTCTAGTTTACCTAAATCAGCACAAACTTTGAGTGCAAACCAAAGAAATTTCTTTATGGATATCAATAAGAGTGTTGGATATAAAGAAGAAAAACTTTTACCAGAAGAAACAATTGATAGAATCTTCGAAGATTTAACAACGAATCATCCATTATTAGCTGACTTAGGTATTAAAAATGCTGGTTTGCGTTTGAAGTTCTTAAAATCCGAAACTTCTGGCGTGGCTGTTTGGGGTAAAATCTATGGTGAAATTAAAGGTCAATTAGATGCTGCGTTCAGTGAAGAAACAGCAATTCAAAATAAATTGACAGCGTTTGTTGTTTTACCAAAAGATTTAAATGATTTTGGTCCTGCGTGGATTGAAAGATTTGTTCGTGTTCAAATCGAAGAAGCATTTGCAGTGGCGCTTGAAACTGCGTTCTTAAAAGGTACTGGTAAAGACCAACCAATCGGCTTAAACCGTCAAGTACAAAAAGGTGTATCGGTAACTGAGGGTGCTTATCCAGAGAAAGAAGAACAAGGTACGCTTACATTTGCTAATCCGCGCGCTACGGTTAATGAATTGACGCAAGTGTTTAAATACCACTCAACTAACGAGAAAGGTAAATCAGTAGCGGTTAAAGGTAATGTAACAATGGTTGTTAATCCGTCCGATGCTTTTGAGGTTCAAGCACAGTATACACATTTAAATGCAAATGGCGTATATGTTACTGCTTTACCATTTAATTTGAATGTTATTGAGTCTACAGTTCAAGAAGCAGGTAAGGTTTTAACGTACGTTAAAGGTCTATATGATGGTTATTTAGCTGGTGGTATTAATGTTCAGAAATTTAAAGAAACACTTGCGTTAGATGATATGGATTTATACACTGCAAAACAATTTGCTTACGGCAAAGCGAAAGATAATAAAGTTGCTGCTGTTTGGAAATTAGATTTAAAAGGACATAAACCAGCTTTAGAAGATACCGAAGAAACACTATAAAATTTTATGAGGTGATAAAATGGTGAAATTTAAAGTTGTTAGAGATTTTAAAGACATAGAGCACAATCAACACAAGTACAAAGTAGGGGAGTTGTATCCAGCTGAAGGGTATAACAATCCTCGTGTTGAATTGTTGACAAATCAAATCAAAAATAAGTACGACAAAGTTTATATCGTACCTTTAGATAAGCTGACAAAACAAGAATTATTAGAACTATGCGAATCATTACAAAAAAAAGCGTCTAGTTCAATGGTTAAAAGTGAAATCATCGACTTATTGAATGGTGAAGACAATGACGATTGATGATTTGCTTGTCAAATTTAAATCACTTGAAAAGATTGACCATAATTCAGAGGATGAGTACTTAAAGCAGTTGTTAAAAATGTCGTACGAGCGTATAAAAAATCAGTGCGGAGTTTTTGAATTAGAGAATTTAATAGGTCAAGAATTGATACTTATACGCGCTAGATATGCTTATCAAGATTTATTAGAACACTTCAACGACAATTACAGACCTGAAATAATAGATTTTTCGTTATCTCTAATGGAGGTATCAGAAGATGAAGAAAGTGTTTAAGAAACCTAGAATTACAACTAAACGTTTAAATACGCGTGTTCATTTTTATAAGTATACTGAAAATAATGGTCCAGAAGCTGGAGAAAAAGAAGAAAAATTATTATATAGCTGTTGGGCGAGTATTGATGGTGTCTGGTTACGTGAATTAGAACAAGCTATCTCAAACGGAACGCAAAATGACATTAAATTGTATATTCGTGATCCGCAAGGTGATTATTTACCCAGTGAAGAACATTATCTTGAAATTGAATCAAGATATTTCAAAAATCGTTTGAATATAAAGCAAGTATCACCAGATTTGGATAATAAAGACTTTATTATGATTCGCGGAGGATATAGTTCATGAGTGTGAAAGTGACAGGTGATAAAGCATTAGAAAGAGAATTAGAAAAACATTTTGGCATAAAAGAGATGGTAAAAGTTCAAGATAAGGCGTTAATAGCTGGTGCTAAGGTAATTGTTGAAGAAATAAAAAAACAACTCAAACCTTCAGAAGACTCAGGAGCACTGATTAGTGAGATTGGTCGTACTGAACCTGAATGGATAAAGGGGAAACGTACTGTTACAATTAGGTGGCGTGGGCCTTTTGAACGATTTAGAATAGTACATTTAATTGAAAATGGTCATGTTGAGAAAAAGTCAGGAAAATTTGTAAAACCTAAAGCTATGGGTGGGATTAATAGAGCAATAAGACAAGGTCAAAATAAGTATTTTGAAACGTTAAAAAGGGAGTTGAAAAAATTGTGATTGATATTTTGTACAAAGTTCGTGAAGTGATTAGTCAAGACAGAATTATTAGAGAGCACGTAAATATCAATAATATTAAATTCAACAAATACCCAAACGTAAAAGATACGGATGTACCTTTTATTGTTATCGATGATATAGACGACCCACTCCCAACAACATTTACTGATGGCTATGAGCGAGCATATAGTTATATTGTTCAAATAGATGTTTTTGTTAAGTACAATGATGAATATAATGCGAGAATCATAAGAAATAAGATATCTAATCGCATTCAAAAGTTATTATGGTCTGAACTAAAAATGGGAAATGTTTCAAATGGAAAACCGGAATATATAGAAGAATTTAAAACATATAGAAGCTCTCGCGTTTACGAGGGTATTTTTTATAAGGAGGAAAATTAAATGGCAGTAAAACATGCAAGTGCGCCAAAGGCGTATTTTAACATTACTGGTTTAGGTTTCGCTAAATTAACAAAAGAAGGTACAAAGCTAGAATATAGCGATATTACAAAAACTAGAGGATTACAAAAAATTGGTGTTGAAACTGGTGGAGAACTAAAAACAGCTTATGCTGATGGCGGTCCAATTGAATCAGGGAATACAGACGGAGAAGGTAAAATTTCATTACAAATGCATGCTTTCCCTAAAGAGATTCGCAAAATAATATTCAATGAAGAGTATGATCAAGACGGTGTTTATAAAGAAACTCAAGGTAAACAAAACAACTATGTAGCAATTTGGTTCAGACAAGAGCGACGAGATGGCACATTTAGAACGGTGTTATTACCTAAAGTTATGTTTACAAATCCTAAAATTGATGGTGAAACAGCTGAAAAAGATTGGGATTTTTCAAGTGAAGAGGTTGAAGGTGAGGCACTTTTCCCTTTAGTTGATAATAAAAAGTCTGTACGTAAATATATCTTTGACTCAGCTAACATGACAAATCATGATGGCGACGGTGAAAAAGGCGAAGAGGCTTTCTTAAAGAAAATTTTAGGCGAAGAATATACTGGAAACGTGACAGAGGATACGGAAACTTTGTAACGAAACCGGCTTCATCGGAAACTGCGGTAAAGTCGGTTAGTATACCAGATAGCATTAAAACACTAAAAGTTGGCAACACATACGATTTAAATGTTGTAGTAGAACCATCTAATCAAAGGAAGCTAGTAAAATACACAACAGATCAAACTAATGTTGTATCAATCAATAGAGATGGTCAAGTCACTGCAGAAGCGCAAGGCATTGCTATGGTTAAAGCAACAGTTGGTAATATGAGTGACACTATAACAATAAATGTAGAAGCATAAGAGGGGGCAACCCCTCTATTTTATTTGAAAATAAGGAGAGTATTATAAAATGGCAAAATTAAAACGTAACATTATTCAATTAGTAGAAGACCCGAAAGCAAATGAAATTAAATTACAAACGTACTTAACACCACACTTCATTTCATTTGAAATTGTATACGAAGCAATGGATTTAATCGATGATATTGAGGACGAAAATAGCACGATGAAACCAAGAGAAATCGCTGACAGATTGATGGATATGGTTGTAAAAATTTACGATAACCAATTCACAGTTAAAGACCTAAAAGAACGTATGCATGCACCTGATGGAATGAATGCACTTCGTGAACAAGTAATTTTCATTACGCAAGGTCAACAAACTGAGGAAACTAGAAATTTTATCCAGAACATGAAATAAAGCCTGAAGATTTAACATATAAAGCAATGTTGAAAAATATGGATACTCTCATGATGGACTTAATTGAAAATGGTAAAGACGCTAACGAAGTTTTAAAAATGCCATTTCATTATGTACTTTCCATATATCAAAATAAAAACAATGACATTTCTGAAGAAAAAGCAGAGGCTTTAATTGATGCGTTTTAACCTTAACCGTTTGGTTAGGGTTATTTTTTTGAACTTTTTTAGAAAGGAGGTAAAAAATGGGAGAAAGAATAAAAGGTTTATCTATAGGTTTGGATTTAGATGCAGCAAATTTAAATAGATCATTTGCAGAAATCAAAAGAAACTTTAAAACTTTAAATTCTGACTTGAAGTTAACCGGTAAAAACTTCAAATATACCGAAAAATCAACTGATAGTTACAAACAAAGGATTAAAGAACTTGATGGAACTATCACAGGTTATAAGAAAAATGTTGACGACCTAGCCAAACAGTATGACAAAGCAGCTAAAGAACAAGGTGAAAACAGCGCGGAAGCTCAAAAATTACGACAAGAATATAACAAACAAGCAAATGAGCTGAATTTTTTAGAAAAAGAACTAGAAAAAACAACAACTGAGTTTGAAGAGTTCAAAAAAGCACAAGTTGAAGCTCAAAGAATGGCTGAAAGTGGCTGGGGCAAAACCAGCAAGATGTTTGAAAATATGGGACCAAAGCTGACGAAAATGGGCGATGGTTTAAAATCCGTTGGTAAAGGACTGAGTATTGGTATTACAGCACCTGTATTAGGTATTGCGGCAGCATCAGGAAAAGCTTTTGCAGAAGTTGATAAAGGTTTAGATACAGTTACCCAAGCAACAGGCGCAACCGGCGGAGAGCTTAAGAAGTTGCAGAATTCATTTAAAGATGTTTATGGCAACTTTCCAGCAGACGCTGAGACTGTAGGCGGTGTTTTAGGGGAAGTTAACACAAGGTTAGGTTTCACTGGCAAAGAACTTGAGAGTGCCACAGAGTCATTCTTGAAATTTAGTCACATAACGGGTTCTGACGGCGTACAAGCCGTTCAATTAATTACGCGTGCAATGGGTGATGCGGGTATTGAAGCTGATGAGTATCAAAGTGTACTTGATATGGTAGCGAAAGCAGCACAGGCTAGCGGTATAAGTGTTGATACATTAGCTGATAGTATTACTAAATACGGTGCTCCAATGAGGGCTATGGGCTTTGAGATGAAAGAATCAATCGCTTTATTCTCTCAATGGGAGAAATCAGGTGTTAATACTGAAATAGCCTTCAGTGGTTTGAAAAAAGCTATATCCAATTGGGGTAAAGCGGGTAAAGACCCAAGAGAAGAATTTAAGAAGACATTAGCAGAAATTGAAAGGACACCGGATATAGCTAGCGCAACAAGTTTAGCGATTGAAGCATTTGGTGCAAAAGCAGGTCCTGATTTAGCAGATGCTATTAAAGGCGGTCGCTTTAGTTACCAAGAGTTCTTAAAAACTATCGAAGATTCGCAAGGAACGGTCAATCAAACATTTAAAGATTCTGAAAGTGGCTCCGAAAGATTTAAAGTAGCAATGAATAAACTTAAATTAGTAGGTGCTGATGTATGGGCTTCTATTGAAAGTGCGTTTGCTCCAGTAATGGAAGAACTAATCAAAAAGCTATCTGTAGCAGTTGATTGGTTTTCAAGTTTAAGTGATGGATCTAAAAGGTCGATTGTTATATTCGGTGGTATTGCGGCTGCAATCGGTCCTGTAGTTTTTGGATTAGGTGCATTTATAAGTACAATTGGCAATGCAGTAACTGTATTAGCCCCATTGCTAGCTAGTATTACAAAGGCTGGTGGATTGATTAGTTTTTTATCGACTAAAGTACCTATATTAGGAACTGTCTTCACAGCTTTAACTGGTCCAATTGGCATTGTATTAGGTGTATTGGCTGGTTTAGCAGTCGCATTTACAATAGCTTATAAGAAATCTGAAACATTCAGAAATTTTGTTAATGGTGCAATTAACAGTGTTAAACAAACGTTTAGTAATTTCATTCAATTTATCCAACCTTTCATTGATTCCGTTAAAAACGTCTTTAAACAAGCGGTTTCAGCAATCGTTGATTTCGCTAAAGATATTTGGAGTCAAATTAATGGATTCTTTAATGAAAACGGAATTTCTATTGTTCAAGCGCTTCAAAATATATGCAATTTTATCAAAGCTATATTTGAATTTATCTTAAATTTTGTAATTAAACCAATCATGTTTGCGATTTGGCAAGTGATGCAATTTATTTGGCCGGCGGTTAAAGCCTTGATTGTCAGTACTTGGGAGAATATAAAAGGAGTAATACAAGGTGCTTTAAATATCATACTTGGCTTTATTAAGTTCTTTTCAAGTTTATTCACTGGTAATTGGCGAGGTGTTTGGGACGGTATTGTGATGATACTAAAAGGCACTGTGCAGTTAATTTGGAATTTAATACAACTGTGGTTTGTAGGTAAGATTCTAGGTGTTGTTAGATACTTTGGTGGATTGCTTAAAGGTTTAATATCCGGTATCTGGGGTGTTATCAAAGGTATTTTCACAAAATCATTATCTGCAATTTGGAATGCAACGAAAAGTATTTTTGGTTTCTTATACAATAGTGTTAAATCTATTTTCACTAATATGAAAAACTGGTTATCTAGTACGTGGAATAATATCAAAAGCAATACCGTCGGCAAGGCTCATTCGTTATTTACGGGTGTAAGGTCTAAATTCACAAGTTTATGGAATGCGACGAAAGATATATTTACTAAATTAAGAAATTGGATGTCAAACATCTGGAACTCTATTAAAGATAACACTGTAGGTATAGCTGGTCGCTTATGGGATAAAGTACGTAATATCTTCGGAAACATGCGTGACGGTTTAAAATCTATCATTGGTAAAATTAAAGATCATATCGGCGGTATGGTAGATGCTATTAAAAAAGGACTTAATAAATTAATTGAAGGTTTAAACTGGGTCGGTGGTAAGCTGGGAATGGATAAAATACCTAAGTTACACACTGGTACAGAGCACACACATACTACTACAAGATTAGTTAAGAATGGGAAAATTGCACATGATACATTCGCTACAGTTGGAGACAAAGGACGCGGTAATGGTCCTAATGGTTTCAGGAATGAAATGATTGAGTATCCTAACGGTAAACGTGTAATCACACCTAATACAGATACTACCGCTTATTTACCTAAAGGCTCAAAAGTATACAACGGTGCACAAACTTATTCAATGTTAAACGGAACGCTTCCAAGATTTAGTTTAGGTACTATGTGGAAAGATATTAAATCTGGTGCATCATCGGCATTTAACTGGACAAAAGATAAAATAGGTAAAGGTACCAAATGGCTTGGCGATAAAGTTGGCGATGTTTTAGATTTTATGGAAAATCCAGGCAAACTTTTAAATTATATACTTGAAGCTTTTGGAATTGATTTCAATTCTTTAACTAAAGGTATGGGAATTGCAGGCGACATAACAAAAGCTGCATGGTCTAAGATTAAGAAAAGTGCTACTGATTGGATAAAAGAAAATTTAGAAGCTATGGGCGGTGGCGATTTAGTCGGCGGAATATTAGACCCTGACAAAATTAATTATCATTATGGACGTACCGCAGCTTATACCGCTGCAACTGGAAGACCATTTCATGAAGGTGTCGATTTTCCATTTGTATATCAAGAAGTTAGAACGCCGATGGGTGGCAGACTTACAAGAATGCCATTTATGTCTGGTGGTTATGGTAATTATGTAAAAATTACTAGTGGAGTTATCGATATGCTATTTGCGCATTTGAAAAACTTTAGCAAATCACCACCTAGTGGCACGATGGTAAAGCCCGGTGATGTTGTTGGTTTAACTGGTAATACCGGATTTAGTACAGGACCACATTTACATTTTGAAATGAGGAGAAATGGACGACATTTTGACCCTGAACCATATTTAAGGAATGCTAAGAAAAAAGGAAGATTATCAATAGGTGGTGGCGGTGCTACTTCTGGAAGTGGCGCAACTTATGCCAGTCGAGTAATCCGACAAGCGCAAAGTATTTTAGGTGGTCGTTATAAAGGTAAATGGATTCATGACCAAATGATGCGCGTTGCAAAACGTGAAAGTAACTACCAGTCAAATGCAGTGAATAACTGGGATATAAATGCTCAAAGAGGAGACCCATCAAGAGGATTATTCCAAATCATCGGCTCAACTTTTAGAGCAAACGCTAAACGTGGATATACTAACTTTAATAATCCGGTTCATCAAGGTATTTCAGCAATGCAGTACATTGTTAGACGCTACGGTTGGGATGGATTTAAGCGTGCGGGTGATTACGCATATGCTACAGGCGGAAAAGTTTTTGATGGTTGGTATAACTTAGGTGAAGACGGTCATCCAGAATGGGTTATTCCAACAGATCCAGCTCGTAGAAATGATGCAATGAAGATGTTACATTATGCAGCTGCGGAAGTTAGAGGGAAAAACGCAAGTAAGAATAAACGACCTAGTCAATTGTCTAGTGTAAATGGGTTTGATGACCCAAGCTTATTATTGAAAATGATTGAACAACAGCAACAACAAATAGCTTTATTACTGAAGATAGCGCAATCTAACGATGTGATTGCAGATAAAGATTATCAGCCGATTATTGACGAATACGCTTTTGATAAAAAGGTGAACGCGTCTATAGAAAAGCGAGAAAGGCAAGAATCAACAAAAGTAAAGTTTAGAAAAGGAGGAATTGCTATTCAATGATAGACACTATTAAAGTGAACAACAAAACAATTCCTTGGTTGTATGTCGAAAGAGGGTTTGAAATACCCTCTTTTAATTATGTTTTAAAAACAGAAAATGTAGATGGACGTTCGGGGTCTATATATAAAGGGCGTAGGCTTGAATCTTATAGTTTTGATATACCTTTGGTGGTACGTAATGACTATTTATCTCACAACGGCATTAAAACACATGATGACGTCTTGAATGAATTAGTAAAGTTTTTTAACTACGAGGAACAAGTTAAATTACAGTTCAAATCTAAAGATTGGTACTGGAACGCTTATTTTGAAGGACCAATAAAGCTGCACAAAGAATTTGCAATACCTGTTAAGTTCACTATCAAAGTAGTACTAACAGACCCTTACAAATATTCAGTAACAGGAAATAAAAATACTGCGATTTCAGACCAAGTATCGGTTGTTAATAACGGTACTGCTGACACACCTTTAATCGTTGAAGCCCGAGCGATAAAACCATCTAGTTATTTTATGATTACCAAAAACGACGAAGATTATTTCATGGTTGGCGACGATGAAGTAACCAAAGAAGTTAAGGATTACATGCCCCCTGTTTACCATACTGAATTTCGTGATTTCAAAGGGTGGAATAAAATGACTGCTGAAGATATCCCGAGTAATGACTTAGGTGGTAAGGTCGGCGGTGACTTTGTGATATCCAATCTTGGCGAAGGATATAAAGCAACTATTTTTCCTGATGCAAAAGGTTGGGTTGGTGCTGGCACGAAACGAGGGCTCCCTAAAGCGATGACAGATTTTCAAATTACCTATAAATGTATTGTTGAACAAAAAGGTAAAGGTGCCGGAAGAACAGCACAACATATTTATGATAGTGATGGTAAGTTACTTGCTTCTATTGGTTATGAAAATAAATATCATGATAGAAAAATAGGACATATTGTTGTTACGTTGTATAACCAAAAAGGAGACCCCAAAAAGATATACGACTATCAGAATAAACCGATAATGTATAACTTGGACAGAATCGTTGTTTATATGCGGCTCAGAAGAGTAGGTAATAAATTTTCTATTAAAACTTGGAAATTTGATCACATTAAAGACCCAGATAGACGTAAACCTATTGATATGGATGAGAAAGAGTGGATAGATGGCGGTAAGTTTTATCAGCGTCCAGCTTCTATCATAGCTATCTATAGTGCGAAGTATAACGGTTATAAGTGGATGGAGATGAATGGATTAGGTTCATTCAATACGGAGATTCTACCGAAACCGAAAGGCGCAAGGGATGTCATTATACAAAAAGGTGATTTAGTGAAAATAGATATGCAAGCAAAAAGTGTTGTCATCAATGAGGAACCAATGTTGAGCGAGAAATCGTTTGGAAGTAATTATTTCAATGTTGATTCTGGGTACAGTGAATTAATCATACAACCTGAAAACGTCTTTGATACGACGGTTAAATGGCAAGATAGATATTTATAGAAAGGAGATGAGAGTGTGATACATGTTTTAGATTTTAACGACAAGATTATAGATTTCCTTTCTACTGATGACCCTTCCTTAGTTAGAGCGATTCATAAACGTAATGTTAATGACAATTCAGAAATGCTTGAACTGCTCATATCATCAGAAAGAGCTGAAAAGTTCCGTAAACGACATCGTGTTATTATAAGGGATTCAAACAAACAATGGCGTGAATTTATTATTAACTGGGTTCAAGATACGATGGACGGCTACACAGAGATAGAATGTATAGCGTCTTATCTTGCTGATATAACAACAGCTAAACCGTATGCACCAGGAAAATTTGAGAAAAAGACAACTTCAGAAGCATTGAAAGATGTGTTGAGCGATACAGGTTGGGAAGTTTCTGAACAAACCGAATACGATGGCTTACGTACTACGTCATGGACTTCTTATCAAACTAGATATGAAGTTTTAAAGCAATTATGTACAACCTATAAAATGGTTTTAGATTTTTATATTGAGCTTAGCTCTAATACCGTCAAAGGTAGATATGTAGTACTCAAAAAGAAAAACAGCTTATTCAAAGGTAAAGAAATTGAATATGGTAAAGATTTAGTCGGGTTAACTAGGAAGATTGATATGTCAGAAATCAAAACAGCATTAATTGCTGTGGGACCTGAAAATGACAAAGGGAAGCGTTTAGAGCTAGTTGTGACAGATGACGAAGCGCAAAGTCAATTCAACCTACCTATGCGCTATATTTGGGGGATATATGAACCACAATCAGATGATCAAAATATGAATGAAACACGATTAAGTTCTTTAGCCAAAACAGAGTTAAATAAACGTAAGTCGGCAGTTATGTCATATGAGATTACTTCTACTGATTTGGAAGTTACGTATCCGCACGAGATTATATCAATTGGCGATACAGTCAGAGTAAAACATAGAGATTTTAACCCGCCATTGTATGTAGAGGCAGAAGTTATTGCTGAAGAATATAACATAATTTCAGAAAATAGCACATATACATTCGGTCAACCTAAAGAGTTCAAAGAATCAGAATTACGAGAAGAGTTTAACAAGCGATTAAACCTAATACACCAAAAATTAAACGACAATATTAGCAATATCAATACTATAGTAAAAGATATTGTAGATGGTGAATTAGAATACTTTGAACGCAAAATTCATAAAAGTGATACACCGCCAGAAAATCCAGTCAATGATACGCTTTGGTATGATACAAGTAACCCTGATGTTGCTGTCTTGCGTAGATATTGGAATGGTCGATGGATTGAAGCAACACCAAATGATGTTGAAAAATTAGGTGGTATAACAAGAGAGAAAGCGCTATTCAGTGAATTAAACAATATTTTTATTAATTTATCTATACAACACGCTAGTCTTTTGTCAGAAGCTACAGAATTACTGAATAGCGAGTACTTAGTAGATAATGATTTGAAAGCGGACTTACAAGCAAGTTTAGACGCTGTGATTGATGTTTATAATCAAATTAAAAATAATTTAGAATCTATGACACCCGAAACTGCAACGATTGGTCGGTTGGTAGATACAAAAACTTTATTTCTTGAGTATAGAAAGAAATTACAAGATGTTTATACAGATGTAGAAGATGTCAAAATCGCCATTTCAGATAGATTTAAATTATTACAGTCACAATACACTGATGAAAAATATAAAGAAGCGTTGGAAATAATAGCAACAAAATTTGGTTTAACGGTGAATGAAGATTTGCAGTTAGTCGGAGAACCTAATGTTGTTAAATCAGCTATTGAAGCAGCTAGAGAATCCACAAAAGAACAATTACGTGACTATGTAAAAACATCGGACTATAAAACAGACAAAGACGGTATTGTTGAACGTTTAGATACTGCTGAAGCTGAGAGAACGACTTTAAAAGGTGAAATCAAAGATAAAGTTACGTTAAACGAATATCGAAACGGATTGGAAGAACAAAAACAATATACTGATGACCAGTTAAGTGATTTGTCCAATAATCCTGAGATTAAAGCAAGTATTGAACAAGCAAATCAAGAAGCGCAAGAAGCTTTAAAATCATACATTGATGCTCAAGATGATCTTAAAGAGAAGGAATCGCAAGCGTATGCTGATGGTAAAATTTCGGAAGAAGAGCAACGCGCTATACAAGATGCTCAAGCTAAACTTGAAGAGGCAAAACAAAACGCAGAACTAAAGGCTAGAAACGCTGAAAAGAAAGCTAATGTTTATACAGACAACAAGGTCAAAGAAAGCACAGATGCACAGAGGAAAACATTGACTCGCTATGGTTCTCAAATTATACAAAATGGTAAGGAAATCAAATTAAGAACTACTAAAGAAGAGTTTAATGCAACCAATCGTACACTTTCAAATATATTAAACGAGATTGTTCAAAACGTTACAGATGGAACAACAATCAGATATGATGATAACGGAGTGGCTCAAGCTTTGAATGTGGGGCCACGTGGTATTAGATTAAATGCTGATAAAATTGATATTAACGGTAATAGAGAAATAAACCTTCTTATCCAAAATATGCGAGATAAAGTAGATAAAACCGATATTGTCAACAGCCTTAATTTATCAAGAGAGGGCCTTGATATCAATGTTAATAGAATTGGAATTAAAGGCGGTGACAATAACAGATATGTTCAAATACAGAATGATTCTATTGAACTAGGTGGTATTGTGCAACGTACTTGGAGAGGGAAACGTTCAACAGACGATATTTTTACGCGACTGAAAGACGGTCACCTAAGATTTAGAAATAACACCGCTGGCGGTTCACTTTATATGTCACATTTTGGTATTTCGACTTATATTGATGGTGAAGGTGAAGACGGTGGTTCATCTGGTACGATTCAATGGTGGGATAAAACTTACAGTGATAGTGGCATGAATGGTATAACAATCAATTCCTATGGTGGTGTCGTTGCACTAACGTCAGATAATAATCGGGTTGTTCTGGAGTCTTACGCTTCATCGAATATCAAAAGCAAACAGGCACCGGTGTATTTATATCCAAACACAGACAAAGTGCCTGGATTAAACCGATTTGCATTCACGCTGTCTAATGCAGATAATGCTTATTCGAGTGACGGTTATATTATGTTTGGTTCTGATGAGAACTATGATTACGGTGCGGGTATCAGGTTTTCTAAAGAAAGAAATAAAGGTCTTGTTCAAATTGTTAATGGACGATATGCAACAGGTGGAGATACAACAATCGAAGCAGGGTATGGCAAATTTAATATGCTGAAACGACGTGATGGTAATAGGTATATTCATATACAGAGTACAGACCTACTGTCTGTAGGTTCAGATGATGCAGGAGATAGGATAGCTTCTAACTCAATTTATAGACGTACTTATTCGGCCGCAGCTAATTTGCATATTACTTCTGCTGGCACAATTGGGCGTTCGACATCAGCGCGTAAATACAAGTTATCTATCGAAAATCAATATAACGATAGAGATGAACAACTGGAACATTCAAAAGCTATTCTTAACTTACCTATTAGAACGTGGTTTGATAAAGCTGAGTCTGAAATTTTAGCTAGAGAGCTGAGAGAAGATAGAAAATTATCGGAAGACACCTATAAACTTGATAGATACGTAGGTTTGATTGCTGAAGAGGTGGAGAATTTAGGATTAAAAGAGTTTGTCACGTATGATGACAAAGGAGAAATTGAAGGTATAGCGTATGATCGTCTATGGATTCATCTTATCCCTGTTATCAAAGAACAACAACTAAGAATCAAGAAATTGGAGGAGTCAAAGAATGCAGGATAACAAACAAGGATTACAAGCTAATCCTGAATATACAATTCATTATTTATCACAGGAAATTATGAGGTTAACACAAGAAAACGCGATGTTAAAAGCGTATATACAAGAAAATAAAGAAAATCAACAATGTGCTGAGGAAGAGTAATCCTTAGCACTATTTTTATACAAAAATTTAAGGAGGTCATTTAATTATGGCAAAAGAAATTATCAACAATACAGAAAGGTTTATTTTAGTACAAATCGACAAAGAAGGTACAGAACGTGTAGTATATCAAGATTTCACAGGAAGTTTTACAACTTCTGAAATGGTTAACCATGCTCAAGATTTTAAATCTGAAGAAAACGCTAAGAAAATTGCGGAGACGTTAAATTTGTTATATCAATTAACTAACAAAAAACAACGTGTGAAAGTAGTGAAAGAAGTTGTGGATAGAACTGACTTGTCATCTGATAAAACAGTTGATAGCGAAACAATGTAGCTATACTAAGCTATGAGCATTACGCTCATAGCTTTCTTAGAAAGTAGGTGTAGTTTTGGATGATATTCAGAAAATAAAAAAAGAGCTTTCTGAATTAGTTGAACGTGTGGATGATGTTGAAATACTAGCAAATGAAACAGCTGATCATGTGCTTGAACTTAGAGAGGAACATAAGCAACATCATAATGAACTAAGAGAATCTCATAAAGAACTTAAAGATAAGCAAGATAAAGTTGTAGATGAGAATTTAGAGCAAACAAAGATATTAAACAGAATTGAAGAAAGATATCAAACGCAAGTAGATGTTGCGCAAAAAAACGAAGAAAAGACACTCGCCCAAAATAAATGGCTCGTAGGTGCCATATGGGCGCTTGTAACAATTGTTATGATTGCAGTCATTACTGCATCAATTACTGCGTTATTACCTTAAGGGAGGTGGACAAAATGAGTTGGGCAAGATGGTTGTCATGTTATTTGTATGGTCGTAAATGTAAATAATGTTTTTGGTCAGTGCTTCGGCACTGGCTTTTTATTTTGATTGAAAAGAGTTACGTACATTGTATTACACAGCTCAAAAGACAGGAAGCATACTGCAAGTGAAGTTGGGAAGTGTTGTCAATACCAAGTAAGTAAGATATCTGAAATGTATAATAGAGTAAAAATGAAATCTTTTTATTATATTATAGACAAGTATAAAAAAGGTATAGTAATATATGTATGTATAAGTAAATAATGATAATTCTATAATTATTGTATATAACTAATAATTACTTCGACAAAAATAATCTATTATCCAAATATTTTAGATAATAAAAAGTTTGTATGGAATTATGCTTTAGAGGTGAGCAAAATGAAAAAAACAGCATTTATACTACTTTTATTCATTGCCCTAACGTGGACAACAAGTCCACTTGTAAATGGTAGCGAGAAAAGCGAAGAAATAAATGAAAAAGATTTGCGAAAAAAGTCTGAATTGCAGGGAGCAGCTTTAGGCAATCTTAAACAAATCTATTATTACAATGAAAAAGCTAAAACTGAAAATAAAGAGAGTCACGATCAATTTTTACAGCATACTATATTGTTTAAAGGCTTTTTTACAAATCATTCATGGTATAACGATTTATTAGTAGATTTTGATTCAAAGGATATTGTTGATAAATATAAAGGGAAAAAAGTAGACTTATATGGTGCTTATTATGGTTATCAATGTGCGGGTGGTACACCAAACAAAACAGCTTGCATGTATGGTGGTGTAACGTTACATGATAATAATCGATTGACCGAAGAGAAAAAAGTGCCAATCAATTTATGGCTAGACGGTAAACAAAATACAGTACCTTTGGAAACGGTTAAAACGAATAAGAAAAATGTAACTGTTCAGGAGTTGGATCTTCAAGCAAGACGTTATTTACAGGAAAAATATAATTTATATAACTCTGATGTTTTTGATGGGAAGGTTCAGAGGGGATTAATCGTGTTTCATACTTCTACAGAACCTTCGGTTAATTACGATTTATTTGGTGCTCAAGGACAGAATTCAAATACACTATTAAGAATATATAGAGATAATAAAACGATTAACTCTGAAAACATGCATATTGATATATATTTATATACAAGTTAAACATGGTAGTTTTGAACACGTAATGTTCAGATTATTATGAACCGAGAATAATCTGAAAGTTTACAAGCAGTAAAAAAAGTATATGTGCTATAATATGCTTTGAGCAAGTTGGATAGATGGTGGCTATCTGAGTATAAGGAGGTGGTGCCTATGGTGGCATTACTGAAATCTTTAGAAAGGAGACGCCTAATGATTACAATTAGTACCATGTTGCAGTTTGGTTTATTCCTTATTGCATTGATAGGTCTAGTAATCAAGCTTATTGAATTAAGCAATAAAAAATAACCATCGCTAACTTTGGCTGGTTTCGATGGTTAAATGGTTATTAATTTAATCTTTAATCTAAAATAGCCACCGTCTTTTTAACGGGCTCATTAGGGTAACATGTTTGCGCATGTTGCCCTTTTTCTATATATAAATTAACACACCATAATATAAATATCAAATAGACGGCTTATTAGTCGTCTTTTTATTTTGGATAAAAGGAGATAAGAATATGATTAATTGGAAAATTAGAATGAAACAAAAATCATTTTGGGTAGCGATATTGTCAGCTATCTTTTTATTTGCTCAAAACATCGCAAAAGCTATTGGGTATGATATCCAAGTTTATACAGAGCAATTAACAGACGGTTTAAACGCTATATTAGGATTTTTAGTATTAACTGGTGTGATTCAAGACCCGACTACTAAAGGTATAGGTGATAGCCACCAAGCTTTAGAATATGAAGAACCAAGAAGAAAATACTAGGAGGTAAAATAATGAAAACATACAGTGAAGCAAGAGCAAGGTTACGTTGGTATCAAGGTAGATATATTGATTTTGACGGTTGGTATGGTTACCAATGTGCAGATTTAGCAGTTGATTACATTTATTGGTTGTTAGAAATTAGAATGTGGGGAAATGCAAAAGATGCAATCAATAACGATTTTAAAAACATGGCAACAGTATATGAAAACACACCATCGTTTGTTCCACAAATAGGTGATGTGGCTGTATTTACCAAAGGAATATATAAACAATACGGTCATATTGGTTTAGTGTTTAATGGTGGTAATACAAATCAATTTTTAATTTTGGAACAGAACTATGACGGTAACGCAAATACGCCTGCAAAGTTACGTTGGGATAATTATTACGGCTGTACTCACTTTATTAGACCTAAGTATAAAAGTGAGGGCTTAATGAATAAGATCACAAATAAAGTTAAACCACCTGCTCAAAAAGCAGTCGGTAAATCTGCAAGTAAAATAACAGTTGGAAGTAAAGCGCCTTATAACCTTAAATGGTCAAAAGGTGCTTATTTTAATGCGAAAATCGACGGCTTAGGTGCTACTTCAGCCACTAGATACGGTGATAATCGTACTAACTATAGATTCGATGTTGGACAGGCTGTATACGCGCCTGGAACATTAATATATGTGTTTGAAATTATAGATGGTTGGTGTCGCATTTATTGGAACAATCATAATGAGTGGATATGGCATGAGAGATTGATTGTGAAAGAAGTGTTTTAATTCTTAGGTTAAAATGTTAAATATTTGTTAATTATTTTTTAATGTAATTTTAGTTTCTTTTAATATTTTATTGATTTTTAATATTTTCTCAATATAAAATGAAGTTGTTGATATTTATCATCTTAAATAAGGGTGTTAGCTATAAAAAGAGATAAATAAAAACAAATATATTATATTTGGAGGAAGCGCCATGCTCAAAAGAGGTTTATTATTTTTAACTGTTTTATTGTTATTATTCTCATTTTCTTCAATTACTAATGAGGTAAGTGCATCAAGTTCATTCGACAAAGGAAAATATAAAAAAGGCGATGACGCGAGTTATTTTGAACCAACAGGCCCGTATTTGATGGTAAATGTGACTGGAGTTGATGGTAAAGGAAATGAATTGCTATCCCCTCATTATGTCGAGTTTCCTATTAAACCTGGGACTACACTTACAAAAGAAAAAATTGAATACTATGTCGAATGGGCATTAGATGCGACAGCATATAAAGAGTTTAGAGTAGTTGAATTAGATCCAAGCGCAAAGATCGAAGTCACTTATTATGATAAGAATAAGAAAAAAGAAGAAACGAAGTCTTTCCCTATAACAGAAAAAGGTTTTGTTGTCCCAGATTTATCAGAGCATATTAAAAACCCTGGATTCAACTTAATTACAAAGGTTATTATAGAAAAGAAATAAAACAAAATAGTTGTTTATTATAGAAAGCAATGTCTTGATTGAATATGTGTAGTGAAAATTATCTTTCATCAAATTCTCATTCATGCACGAATGGTTCTTCCCCACCTAATCAGATATTAGGTGACTTATGGGGAGAAATCAGTTAGGATGAAAAAGTGGATAATCCTTTTTTAGGCAGGTACTTCGGTACTTGCCTATTTTTTTATGTTATAATCTTTCTAGACGTATTCAAGGGACGTCTTTTTAGATTGTATGTTATAGCTAGCTTTCGGGCTAGTTTTTTGTTATGATGTGTTACACATGCATCAACTATTTACATCTATCCTTGTTCACCCAAGCATGTCACTGGGTGTTTTTTCTTATGATAGAGAGCATAGTTTTCATACTACTCCCTCGTAGTATATATGACTTTAGCATTCCCGTATAATAGTTTACGGGGTGCTTTTTATGTTATAATTAACTGTATATAGTAGGAGTGAACTATATAGCCTGTTAAGTGGCCTAGTAACCTAACACTTATCCTGCAATTGATATCCTTTTTGCCCTTCACTCGATACATATATCTCAACAACATAGAAATATTACAGTCGCTACACCGCATCTTAAATGGTGTGGTTATTTTTATTGGAAGTGTGTATCAGGTATCAGTAATGTTAAAACACCAGCTAAAAATGAAAAGAATTCACCAGTGCCAGCAGGTTATACACTCGATAAAAACAATGTACCGTATAAAAAAGAGACTGGTTATTACACAGTTGCCAATGTTAAAGGTAATAACGTGAGGGATGGCTATTCAACTAATTCAAGAATTACAGGTGTATTACCCAATAACGCAACTATCAAATATGACGGCGCATATTGCATTAATGGCTATAGATGGATTACTTATATTGCTAATAGTGGACAACGTCGTTATATAGCGACAGGAGAGGTAGACAAGGCAGGTAATAGAATAAGCAGTTTTGGTAAGTTTAGTGCAGTTTGATAATTAGATATATAAAGGTTTGGCAAGTTATGAAATGTCTGCCAAACCTTTATATAAAAAAGAAATATCTACCTTTTAATTTATGTAACTACTATTAGTATGCATATTCATTAGTTTTTCCAGGACCATTAATTACATAAGATGATTTAGACTCTCCTTTTTTAAAGAAGTATGTTTTATACATTTTACCTAGTAACTCAACATTTTTTCTATCTTCAGCAAGTGGTGTATTCAGATATACTGTATAGTAACCTTTATTTTCAGTTAAAATAACCATTTTTTCAAATTGAGCAGAATTTTTTGTGCCTTTCTTTAAATAATTTCTCAAACGTTCATCTAATTTTCCTAGCGTTGTAGGAAGACCACTATTTTTAAATGATTCTTTATAAGCTTTTTCTTTCTCTAACATTTTCTTATTTGATTCTATTTCTTCATTTGTAGGAAACGGTTCAAAAGTAAAAGCTTTCGCTGAATGATGGTGTGTACTGATTCCTGCCGTTAAAAAACTTAATGCTAAAACTGTTGTTGCTAATTTCTTTTTCATAATGATGTTAATTCTCCTTAAATTCTATATTTAAATTTATAGTTAGTTTTGCGAAATTCCTAAAATGAGTTTAATCTAATCGACGAAATATATTAATTAACTTGAAATTAATAAAAGATTAATTATTTTTAACTAAAAATTAAAATTCAATTAGTGTTTTGATGAATTTGGTCTCGATAAATTGAAATAATCTAAAAAAACGCTATAATTTTTCTATTAATAGTAATTAATATGTGCTATATTTATCTTAGACACAGCAATGTGTTCAAATTTTCATCTATTCATAAGCTAGCCTTCGGGCTAGTTTTTTTGTTCTATATATATTTGTTTTAATTAAATAAAATTAGATAATGCAATAGTAGCCATTTTATGTTAATATTACCTTGGGCGTTTTCAAGGAGCGCCTTTCATTTTTTATGTATTGCTCCCCTTCGGGCTAGTTTATTAAATTTATTTTTGCGCTTTCCAAATCAATGTATATGTGTTATATTGTTTATGGGAAGTAGGTAAGCATTTCGGTGCTTACCTTTTTTTGTTTTTCTATAAATACAATAAGGTATGTCAATTTGATAATTTATTAATTTTCATTTAATAAGAAGATCTATATAGTTAATGAATAATTAATGTACTTTTTTTTAGTTAGTCATTAAAATAAATTAGTACTAATTACTAAGGAGAATAAAAAATGAAAATTAGAAAATCTATACTTGCGGGAACTTTAGCAATCGTTTTAGCATCACCACTAGTAACTAATCTAGATAAAAATGAGGCACAAGCTAGCACAAGCTTGCCAACATCGAATGAATATCAAAACGAAAAGTTAGCTAATGAATTAAAATCGTTATTAGATGAACTAAATGTTAATGAATTAGCTACTGGAAGTTTAAACACTTATTATAAGCGAACTATAAAAATTTCAGGTCAAAAAGCAATGTATGCTCTTAAGTCAAAAGACTTTAAGAAAATGTCAGAAGCAAAATATCAACTTCAAAAGATTTATAACGAAATTGACGAAGCACTAAAAAGTAAATATTAAAAAAACCACCCGTAAAAGGGTGGTTTTAATTTTCTAGATAATATAAAAGTGTTCATAAATAAAACAGTATAGGCAAACAATAAAGTATTGAAAAAAGTAAGTTTAATATGAAAATTGTTAAATGAACGACATCTTTTGTTTTTATAAATATCAAGAAAATAATCAAACTCAAAATAAATAACGTAACTGTAGTCATAGGCGTCCATACATAATCAGCATTAGTCATTAAGAATGGTGCAGCCATTATGAAAAAATTTATAATGCAGATGAAATAGACAATTAGACTATAAATTAGGTAAATAACAATACACACCCTTCATAAATAAATAATTTAAATCCTATATATTTTAACAAAAGTAACACACAGAAGTGTAGAAAATAAAAAATATTGGTAAATAAAATCAATAAGTTTAACCAATATGTTGCTCGCTTCATACCGTATATTGCAACAAAAATTCCGATTAAGAAAAATATAGCCCCTATGATAAAACAGAAATCCGATGCTGAATTATTAAAAAATGAGGTGTTTAGAGTTAGAAAATGAGTTAATGAGTTGACTATAACTAATAAGATATTAATTATATTTGTATGGTTCTTCACATGATACCTCCAAGTAAAAAAATCTAATTAATAAAGTGAATGCTTGATGAACAAGCAGTTATTCCAAACAGAATCAATAAGAAAAGTAGAATCAACATGCTAATGCCCCATAAACAACCCTTTTCACTTTCTCTATTATTAATTTCTTGACTTCTTTTAAAGATATTATTACTTTTACATTCTTTAGTTGTTTTAAATTTCACGTTTTTATTACTTCCTTTTGTCTAAAAGTTTACAATGAATTTTTGATTATAATAATATATTCAAAATAGTACTATCTAGTTTGATATGTCAAGCAATATTATTATAAAATTGGAATTCTGAGTTGTCTACTCTAATTTATTATATTTACCTATAAAAATACACCTCAAAAAATAGATTTTTCAGTCTAGCTTTTGGGGTGTACATTCCACACAAACATGTGATTATTTTGATGTTTCTATTAAACTTGTAATTTTAAATTTAAAGTCCCTAAAAAGTCCCTAAAATTTTATTTTATATGAGGTATTATTGATAATGATAAAGTTATAAACCTTGATATTATGCTGTTTTACTTTTTGAATGATAAGTAATTTTATGTTAAAAGTCTCCAGTAAGGACTAGGTACAGTCATAGTACTTCGAGCAAAATTTGTTTTGTTATTATAAACAACACAAAGGAGATAACTTCTCTATTGAAGAAGTTAAAAACATTATAGCAGACAATGAAATGAAAGTAAATTAAAAATTCAGAATATTTTTAATTATTATATTGTGAGTGATATTTATTAGGGAAAGCTATTCTTCATATAAATTAGTTAAATAGTAAATCTTTGTTAGAACTCTTTCCATAGAGTTGTGACAGTATTTTTGTTGTGCTACTATTTTTATAGTCTAATAAATATACAAAGGGGATGGTTTCGTGAATAAAACGGTTAAAGATTTAATACTAGTTGTCTTAGGTTCATTTATCTTTGCTGCAGGCGTAAATGCATTTATTATTTCTGGTAACTTAGGTGAAGGCGGGGTTACAGGTTTAGCAATTATTTTATATTATGCGTTTCATATTTCACCAGCCATCACTAACTTCTTGGTCAACGCAGTATTGATTGCCATAGGTTATAAATTTTTGAGTAAGAGAAGTATGTACTTAACTATTCTTGTAACAATTCTTATTTCAATATTTTTGAGTTTAACAGAATCATGGCAAGTAGAAACTGGAAACAGCATTGTGAATGCCATTTTTGGTGGTGTAAGCGTTGGACTAGGAATCGGAGTAATTATCCTTGCAGGCGGTACAACAGCAGGTACAACAATTTTGGCGAGAATTGCAACGAAATACCTCGATGTAAGCACGCCATATGCTTTGCTTTTCTTCGATATGATCGTTGTTGCAATTTCACTTACAGTTATTCCACTTGATAAAGTATTAGTAACAGTAATATCACTTTATATAGGAACAAAAGTGATGGAATATGTCATAGAAGGTTTAAACACTAAAAAAGCTATGACGATTATCTCAACTAATCCCGAAAAACTTGCCAAAGCAATAGATGAGCAAATTGGAAGAGGTTTAACCATTTTAAACGGACATGGCTATTATACGCGTGAAGAAAAAGATGTCTTATACGTTGTTATTTCTAAAACACAAGTTTCAAAAGCAAAGCGATTAATTAAACAAATCGATAAAGATGCATTCCTCGTAATTCATGATGTAAGAGATGTTTATGGTAATGGCTTTCTTGCAGATGAATAATTAAATGGCATGAGCACACATACTTAAATAGAAGTCCACGGACAAGTTTTTGAATTATGAAGACTTATCTGTGGGCGTTTTTTATTTGGCAGTGTGTCAATAGAAAAATGAGAATTTCTTAAATTTTTTTAATAAATATTACTAAAAGAGTACAGAAGAAGAAAAAGAAGCATTTTACTAGTAATATCTGTCAAAAATCACAGATTTAAATAGTATGCTTCTTTTTAGATTATGCATTTTATATACAAAATTTATTCGTCCTGTCCTTCCGCGCTCATTGTAAACCATTCGCTTAGATTAACCTATATTAATTGACGGGTTCGTGCCTCACACAGTCATTTAATATAGGTTCACAATTTTGTGTGCTTACATGGTACTTTAGCATTTCCTCACTCGATTTATAGTCAAATATCATTCGAGGCCGTGTATTAATTTGTTTAACAGCTTCATCTAATGACTTTTGTGTTATATTTGCAAAATCCGTACCTTTAGGATAATACTGTCTTAAAAGTCCATTTACATTTTCAATGGAACCACGTTGATATGGACAACCCAAATCACTAAAATAAATACTACAATTCAATTCATCTTCTATTTGTTCAAATAGAGCGAACTCCTTACCTCTATCCATAGTTATGCTTTTTGGTAATAATGGTTTCATAATATTTATAATCTCATTACAAACTACATTGGATTTACGTGTATTTAATCTACTAGCATATAAATATCTTGTTTTTCTTTCAATAATAGTTAACAAGCAATATGTTGATGGTCTAACACTCCAAACAGTATCAATTTCATAATGTCCAAATTCTTCACGATTATTAATATTTTTTGAGCCGATACTTTATAACACGAGACCCTACGTCTAATTTGCCACGCTTTTCAGAAGACTTATTATATTTTTTGCCTGCTTGTCTCATATCACGCTTAACATCAACTTTTACCAATCCATTGCGAATATATCTATATATAGTAGGATAACTTATATAATGCCCTGTATCTTTTTCAATTTGACTTGCTATCTGTCTAGGAGACCATTTTAATGAAAGTTTTTCTTCAATATATGCTTTTGTTTCATCATTCAAACGTCTACGTTTAGCAACTTGTTCATCTGAAATACTACGCGATTTTATAGCATCTTCCTCAGCTAATAAAGGATTATAAACACCATCAACAGAACGCTTATTTACTTCTCTATAAAGAACCGCATCATCACGACCTAAAATCTTAGAAATCTGAATGATGTTTAAACCATCATTTAAATACTTTGCGATAGCTAGACGTGTTTTATAATCTAATTCTTTACGTTTTTTTCTTTTTTTCATGTATATCCTCCTTTACTTTTAAAAAGGTTATTTATAAAATAAGTTATAAGAGGATATATGTTCATCAACTCCCGATACCACCGCTAAAGCGTATAGGGAGTTGATTCTTTATTTTTTCATATTATTTTCTTCATAAACTGGTTTATGATTACTTTGATATTCTTTTTCATTCATATCTTCAACTTTTACATATTTATCTGTTGTCTCATTTTTTTTATATAAACTTGTCCACACTGTACCATCTTTATCATAAACAAAAGAAATAGTTATAAATTTACCATCTTCATATACTTTAAAATCACTATTACTTTTTTCAGGCTTCTTAAAAGAAGACTCACTCATACTTTTTCTTTCAGAATTTAAAACTGCATCAATCTCTTTATCATATTTCTGACCACATGCAGATAATAATATAACTAATCCTAAAATTAATACAAACCATCGCCTCATGATAAATTCACTCCTTTTTACGTAAATTATATCATTGCTATCGTCTTGAAACAAACTAACGTCCTAGAGGTTTTAAATTGAAACGTTTTAAATTATCAATACGCCAACCTTCAGCTGTACGAACTAAATCCAATTGTGCAGATGTTTGACGATGTTCAATTTTATCATCTCCATCTGTTTCAATACGTTCGTCGAACTGAACAAAAACTTTATAACTATCTTTTTTAGGGTCATAAGTATCAAAATAAACATGAATATCATTAACCGTTATATCATCATATAAATCATATTTATCTTTAGAATCCTTAAATAATGTATCGTAATAATCCTTTGTAACTAAAGGCTTTATTTGTGGTGCTTTTGATTTAAAAGAAGAATCTTTTTTCATTTCAAACATCTGTTTAACAAAATTTGAAGAAACTTCACGTATTTGCTTTTCTTCATCAGAAATAACTGTTTTTGATTGTCTCTTTACTAGTTTATTTAACTCTCCATTTTTATCTCTTAATATACGTTGTTCTTCCTGTAAATCTTCAATTTGATTTTGTTTCATTTTAACTTGTTGTTTAGGGATCTGATAACCAATTAAAACAGCACAAAATAATATTACTGTTACAAGAGTAAACATAATAATTTTTTGCTTCATTTATTTTCACTCCTTATCATGAATAAAACTATATCCATCAGTCATTTTCAATGTACGTTCATTAACTTTAAAAGCAGCTTCCCAATTCATTTCTGTTATTCTAAATGTTTTACCACCATCACTTACACCAATAACAACAGCCACATGACCATAATGCCCATCATGACCGCCTGCACCTTGTTCAGCAATAAATAATGCACCAGGTTCCGGATTTTTATCAACTTTATAACCCTCAGCCTTAGCCCTATCATTCCATTTATGTGCATCATGCCAATAAGTTGATACAGGTTTACCCATTTTTTGACGCATACCGTATGCATACCAAGTACATTGACCGGCAGTGTATAAATTACCTTTTCCAGGGTCATCATTTGACCAATGTGGCAATTTACCATTAAACTTTATAGACTTTCCTTTACCATTACTACATGACGTTTTAGCTTCTGAACCGCCTAAATCTTTCATAATTTTTTCAACTGTTGGTATCCAACGGGCATTCATATTATTAGGGTCATTTGACGCACCAACAGGCGCATATTTGGGACCTATTTTTTTAGGAGTATCTAAACCTTTAGAAATATAAACATCATACAAATTTTTAGCTCCCGCATTAAGACCGTCTTCAATAGTTGGATATGTTGAATCATGAATCGATTTTGAACCCATAACAGACAAAGGATTATTTTGTCTTGTCGCATTTTCTCCTTTACCCCATTGTGATTCACTCGCAATAATAGCCATAAAAATATTCACAGGTACTTTATTTTTTTCTGCAATTTTCTGTATTTCTTTTCCTTTACCCTCTAATTTTCCACCTTTAGCATTTTCATTAAACTTATCAATACCATTTGCCGAAACATTACCGCCACTAACAGTACAACCAGCATCATCTTTATCTTTATTTGAATCAGGCGCTAACAAAAACATTACAATTACTGGAAATGTAAAAAAAGCCACCACACACAAAATGATGATGACTTTCGCTAATTTCAATTTAACACCTATTGGCGTTTTACCTATTACTTTTTTAGCAATATCTTTTTTATTTACCATGCTTATTGATATCCTTTTGCTCTTTTAGACGGTCTTTTGACTGAGAATTACGTGTAATAGGTTGATTACGATTTCCAGATTGTCTACTTTGTTGATTCTGTGTCGCATTTTGTATTTGTCGTTTTTGAACATCAGTATCATAAGCAGTTTGAACTGACTTCTGTTCTTTACGATTTATTGAATGATTCTCATTATTTAATGGCTGATTAACCACTTGTGGCGACCTTTGTATATCTTTTCGCTGTCTTGTTTCTCGTACTTGATGCTCTTGCTGTGATGCTTTTTGTGGTTGTTTAGAATAATCATTTGCATTTGATTCAACAGAAGCAGATTTTACATCATTACCATTCATTGACTCTTGTTGTTCTCTTCGCTTATTACCATTTTTTTGATTATCTTTATTTATAAATAAAGGCATTGGTTTATCCTGCTGTCTTCTTCTTAAATCATTATCATTTTGAAGTGGTGGGGCGGGTTCATCTCTTTGATTTTCTCGTTTAGCTTTCTTATTTTGCGCTTGTTCATGACGAATCTTATTAAAACGTTCTTGTGTTCGATTCATCACACCAGCACCAATTGCACTAGGAGAAAAACTAATATTACCACGACTTACAAAATTGATAATTTGAGCCCGTTTTTTATACATTACAAACAATATTACAATTATAAATATTGAATTTAAAAAATAAGCATTTTGACTATCCGGTTCAATAAAACTATTTGCAAGCTTGATACACAAACCAACTATCACAAATAAGAATGTCATACAGGCACTTAAAATAATATAGCCTAACGTTTTTGCAAACGCAGAGAAAACAGATAATTCAAATCCTGGTATAAAACTCACTATCCAACTGAATACTAAAAATAAGAATAAAAATAAAGCAAATGTAGAAAAAATCAACTTCGCAAAACTAATTGATAAAAATACAATTGACATAAAAACAGTAATAATAAAGCCAATAACTGAAATAGCCAACTTTTGAAATACATAACCTTGCGTCATATATTTATTATCTTTTTTCTCAACCTCATTTTTTACAATTTTATCAATCTCATCTTGTCCTTTTTTTGAAAAATCTTGTTTTAAAATGTTATCAATACGGTCTTTACCTTTTGCTTTTATCTCTTTTTCGTCTACAGTTCCATAATTCATTACTAAATATGTTCTATATATCGTCATATCAAATAATTGATTACGTATATGATTCATACCTGAATTCTCATGAATATAATCAATGTTCCCATCAATAGAAGATGTACTATTCATAATTATATTATTCAAATCCTTACCAATATTGTTTGTACCACGTATAATATTACCTGCATTCGCAAGTATACCAACACCAAAACCAATCAAACACATAATTAAAAACGCTCGCTTTAATGCTTCTCTTGCATTACCTTGTACACTAAAAATAATAAATGCGTTAAAGCAAACAATAATAAATAATGTTATTGCCAAATTACTCAATAACTTTTGATATATATCCCCAACAAAATCGCCGATTTTATCCGCAAAATCATTAATAACATCTAGTTGAAATAAATTTTCAATCGCATAATCTGTAACACCTGCTAAAATCTTAGTCATAGAAAAGAAAAAATCTGACACATTATTAATTTGTCGTGAAATTTCTTCTTGACCAAACGGATTCCAGTCGCCTTTTTCACTATATATTGAACGATAATGTGATAAATCATACTTTTCAATTTTTGGCTTAACTGCATGTGAGGGCTCTCCAACTGGATTAGAAACAGCGTAAGCACTCACAGATGTTAAAAGCAGAATAGGCAAAATTAAAAAGCATAAAAGATACACACTTTTATGCTTCATCAAATCACTCCTTATTTAATATTTGTTTCACATCTTCCACAAAATCATATTGTTCCATTAAAGGTGCATCAAATAAAATTGGTTCATTATATTGTCCAAGTATAGATATATAACCTCGGCCGATATCACTATCATGAATCGTTTGAAATTCTTTATCAGTTTGACCAAAGGTCATACGATAACCATCATTTGACAAATTACCTAAAGACACACGTAACCCTAATTGGTCACGCACATTACCTTTAATCACATCTGCATCTGGTCTTTGTGCTGTTAAAAACATAAATACACCAGCTTGACGACCTTTCATAATAATATTAATTAAATAATCATTCATTTCTTGTAATTCTTTTTTATCTAAAGTTGAAGTAAAAGCCGTTACCTCATCAAAAATAATGAAATAGGGGCGCATATCAAAATTACGGAAATCATTTCCGATTTTATAATCCGAACTATCATTCATTAATCTAAAACGCTCTTCCATTTCATTATTAGCTTCTCTCAATTGTTTTAATATTTGACCTTTAGTATCTGCAACTTTATCATCACCAATAACGCGCTTCATAAAGCTCAAATCTGAAACTTTTGGGTCTAATAAACGTACTTCTGAATGTCTACGGAATAACTCACGAATCACATAAAATAAAAAATATGTTTTACCACCTCCGGTTATACCTGTAACCAATCCATGAGGTGCTTTCACAAAATCCCAAGTAATTTGATGCGTAATAGCAATTTTTGTATCATAAAAAATTGTATTTGATTCTTGTTCGCCATTCATAACAATACGCTTTTTATATTTAAGTGGCATAAATTCATATCTCAAATAACGACCAATATGCTTTTTTTCTACTAATTCAGAATTAAACATTGGTTCAATAATCGTTTCTAACTCTAAATAGTTATCTTGAAACCTCGAACCGTCTTTTTTAATATGAATAACAAAAGTTTTTTTACCACGTTTATAAAACATCGTTGGATAATAGTCATATTCAGTTTGTTTATAATCAATAGGGATATACTCGGTTGTTTTCTTGATTACTGTACGATTATGAAAACCTTGTGTTTCAATCATTTCAGCTAAATCTTTTGTTTTAAAACGAATTAAAAGCTGAGCGATAAGCTTACATATAACAAATATAATTGCTGTACCAATTAATAAATACAATAAATGCGGTTTAAAATATGCAAACAACGTCAATATATCCAATTTTTTATTAACTGATTTATAATCAATAAACAAAATGTATATACGATATACCAAAAAAATAAATGCTAATACACCTGCAAACATAAAATCAATATACTTCTGATAAGGCTGTATACGTACGCCTTTAAATAAAGCAATTTCATTCATTGCCAT